GAAGTCCCGTTTGTACCATTTGTTCCGCTAGTTCCATTAGTTCCTGATGTTCCATTAGTACCATTTGTTCCGCTAGTTCCATTAGTCCCGTTGGTTCCTGAAGTGCCGTTTGTACCATTAGTCCCTGACGTTCCATTTGTACCTGATGTACCATTAGTTCCATTTGTACCATTAGTCCCTGAAGTTCCATTTGTACCATTAGTCCCTGACGTTCCATTTGTTCCGCTAGTGCCGTTTGTACCGTTTGTTCCACTTGTACCATTTGTACCACTAGTTCCGTTAGTACCATTTGTACCGCTCGTTCCGTTTGTTCCTGACGTTCCGTTAGTCCCTGATGTCCCATTAGTACCGCTAGTTCCATTGGTCCCGCTCGTACCATTTGTACCATTTGTTCCTGATGTTCCATTGGTCCCGCTAGTTCCATTGGTACCTGAAGTACCATTCGTTCCACTAGTGCCATTAGTTCCGTTTGTTCCCGATGTTCCATTTGTGCCTGAAGATCCATTAGTTCCATTTGTTCCGCTAGTACCATTAGTACCTGAAGTTCCATTTGTACCATTTGTACCGCTAGTACCATTCGTTCCACTAGTACCATTAGTTCCGTTTGTACCTGATGTTCCATTTGTACCATTGGTTCCGCTAGTTCCGTTAGTTCCTGATGTACCATTAGTACCGTTAGTTCCTGAAGTTCCATTTGTACCATTGGTTCCGCTAGTTCCGTTAGTTCCATTTGTACCATTGGTTCCGCTAGTTCCGTTAGTTCCTGATGTACCATTAGTACCGTTAGTTCCTGAAGTTCCATTTGTCCCACTTGTACCGTTAGTGCCATTTGTTCCTGATGTTCCATTCGTACCTGAAGTGCCGTTTGTACCATTAGTTCCACTACTACCATTGGTTCCCGAAGTCCCATTAGTACCATTTGTACCTGATGTACCGTTAGTTCCATTTGTACCATTCGTTCCGCTAGTTCCATTTGTACCATTCGTTCCGCTAGTTCCATTTGTACCGCTTGAACCATTTGTTCCATTTGTTCCACTAGTCCCATTAGTACCTGATGTTCCATTAGTTCCTGATGTACCGTTAGTACCGTTAGTACCTGATGTGCCATTAGTTCCTGATGTACCATTAGTACCGTTAGTTCCTGATGTTCCATTTGTACCTGAGGTCCCATTAGTACCTGAAGTTCCATTTGTTCCATTCGTACCGCTAGTTCCATTTGTACCTGAGGTACCATTAGTACCTGAAGTTCCATTTGTTCCATTCGTACCGCTAGTTCCATTTGTTCCATTAGTGCCAGAAGTCCCATTAGTCCCTGAAGTTCCATTGGTTCCGTTAGTACCATTCGTTCCACTAGTACCATTAGTTCCGTTTGTTCCCGATGTTCCATTTGTTCCACTAGTACCATTAGTTCCGTTAGTTCCTGATGTACCATTAGTACCGCTAGTTCCATTTGTTCCATTAGTTCCGTTTGTTCCCGATGTTCCATTAGTACCATTTGTTCCACTTGTGCCGTTAGTACCGTTAGTTCCTGAAGTACCATTTGTTCCGCTAGTTCCGTTAGTACCATTTGTTCCACTTGTGCCGTTAGTACCGTTAGTTCCTGAAGTACCATTTGTTCCGCTAGTTCCGTTAGTACCATTCGTTCCACTAGTACCATTAGTTCCGTTTGTTCCCGATGTTCCATTCGTTCCACTAGTACCATTAGTTCCCGAAGTCCCATTAGTTCCTGATGTTCCATTTGTACCTGAGGTTCCATTTGTTCCATTTGTTCCGCTAGTGCCGTTTGTACCTGAAGTTCCGTTAGTTCCTGAAGTTCCATTTGTACCATTTGTACCTGAGGTACCATTTGTTCCACTTGTACCATTTGTTCCACTTGTACCATTTGTTCCATTTGTACCTGAAGTGCCATTCGTACCGCTAGTTCCATTTGTACCAGAAGTCCCGTTTGTACCTGATGTTCCATTTGTCCCATTCGTACCTGAGGTACCATTTGTTCCACTTGTACCGTTAGTACCATTTGTACCTGAAGTGCCGTTTGTACCATTTGTTCCGCTAGTACCATTCGTACCGCTAGTTCCATTTGTTCCATTAGTACCAGATGTACCATTAGTTCCATTAGTTCCATTAGTACCTGATGATCCGTTTGTACCGTTGGTTCCTGAAGTTCCGTTCGTTCCACTTGTCCCATTGGTACCATTTGTTCCACTAGTTCCATCAGTACCTGACGTACCATTAGTTCCGTTTGTACCTGATGTACCATTCGTTCCGTTAGTTCCACTTGAACCATTTGTTCCACTAGTCCCATTTGTACCCGAAGTACCGTTTGTTCCATTCGTTCCACTAGTACCATTTGTACCGTTGGTCCCGCTAGTACCATCTGTTCCATTAGTACCGTTTGTTCCTGAAGTTCCGTTAGTTCCTGAAGTACCATTCGTTCCATTAGTACCTGATGATCCGTTAGTTCCGTTCGTTCCACTAGTTCCATTTGTACCATTAGTTCCTGATGTCCCATTCGTACCTGAAGTGCCGTTTGTACCATTTGTTCCTGAAGTACCATCTGTACCATTTGTTCCGCTTGTACCATTAGTTCCATTAGTTCCATTTGTACCTGACGTACCGTTAGTACCGCTTGAACCATTTGTCCCATTCGTACCTGACGTACCGTTAGTACCGCTTGAACCATTTGTCCCATTCGTACCTGAAGTTCCGTTTGTACCGTTAGTACCATTGGTCCCGCTCGTACCATTAGTACCATTGGTTCCAGAAGTCCCATTTGTACCGTTCGTACCTGATGTTCCATTAGTTCCTGAAGTTCCGTTTGTACCGTTCGTACCTGATGTTCCATTAGTTCCTGAAGTACCATTTGTACCATTCGTACCAGAAGTCCCGTTTGTACCATTTGTTCCACTACTTCCATCAGTGCCTGACGTACCATTAGTTCCGTTTGTTCCTGAGGTTCCATTTGTACCGTTCGTACCTGAGGTACCATTTGTCCCACTTGTACCGTTAGTTCCATTTGTTCCGTTGGTTCCTGAAGTTCCATTGGTACCATTTGTTCCTGAAGTTCCGTTTGTACCTGAAGTACCATTAGTACCATTTGTTCCACTAGTACCATTCGTTCCGCTAGTTCCATTGGTACCATTTGTTCCGCTAGTTCCATTGGTACCATTTGTTCCTGAAGTTCCGTTTGTACCTGAAGTACCATTTGTTCCACTAGTACCATTCGTTCCGCTAGTTCCATTGGTACCATTTGTTCCTGAAGTTCCGTTTGTACCTGAAGTACCATTAGTACCATTTGTTCCTGAAGTTCCGTTTGTACCATTCGTACCTGAAGTACCATTAGTACCGTTTGTTCCACTAGTACCATTCGTTCCGCTAGTTCCATTGGTACCATTTGTTCCTGAAGTTCCGTTTGTACCATTCGTACCTGAAGTACCATTAGTACCGTTTGTTCCACTACTTCCATCAGTACCTGACGTACCATTAGTACCATTAGTACCATTTGTACCCGAAGTGCCGTTTGTTCCACTAGTCCCGTTGGTCCCGCTAGTACCATTTGTACCGTTGGTCCCGCTAGTACCATTTGTTCCTGAAGTTCCGTTAGTGCCCGATGTTCCATTCGTTCCGTTTGTACCTGAACTACCATTAGTACCATTAGTCCCTGACGTTCCATTTGTTCCTGAGGTTCCGTTAGTACCATTTGTTCCGCTTGTACCATTAGTACCATTAGTTCCATTAGTACCTGAAGAACCGTTGGTTCCGTTAGTCCCATCAGTACCTGATGTTCCGTTTGTCCCATTGGTTCCACTTGTACCGTTAGTACCTGAAGATCCGTTTGTACCATTTGTTCCGCTAGTTCCATTGGTTCCACTAGTACCGTTTGTACCATTAGTTCCGCTAGTACCATTTGTACCATTTGTACCGCTAGTTCCATTTGTCCCACTAGTACCGTCAGTACCATTCGTTCCATTAGTTCCACTTGAACCATTCGTTCCATTAGTACCATTGGTCCCGCTACTTCCATTCGTACCTGATGTACCGTTTGTACCATTTGTCCCATTTGTACCTGAAGTTCCATTTGTTCCGCTAGTACCATTAGTACCTGAGGTTCCATTTGTACCATTAGTACCTGAAGTTCCGTTCGTACCATTTGTTCCATCAGTACCTGATGTTCCGTTTGTTCCCGATGTTCCATTAGTACCGTTTGTTCCTGAGGTTCCATTTGTTCCGCTAGTTCCATTTGTACCGCTTGTACCATTCGTTCCATTAGTTCCGTTCGTACCATTTGTACCACTTGTACCATTCGTTCCATTAGTACCTGATGATCCATTAGTTCCGTTTGTACCGCTAGTTCCGTTCGTGCCAGAAGTCCCATTGGTACCATTTGTTCCTGAAGTTCCATTAGTTCCATTAGTTCCGCTAGTACCATTTGTACCTGATGTCCCATTAGTACCGTTAGTTCCACTTGATCCATTTGTTCCCGAAGTCCCATTAGTACCATTAGTCCCTGATGTACCATTAGTTCCATTTGTCCCACTAGTACCATTTGTACCTGATGTTCCATTAGTTCCATTTGTCCCACTAGTACCATTTACACCCGATAACCCACTTGTTCCATTAGTACCATTAGTTCCGCTAGTTCCATTTGTTCCACTTGTACCGTTTGTTCCGTTTGTTCCGTTAGTACCTGAAGTCCCGTTAGTTCCGTTAGTGCCTGATGTTCCATTTGTACCTGAAGTTCCGTTGGTTCCATTAGTTCCGTTAGTACCAGATGTTCCATTGGTGCCTGATGTTCCATTTGTACCTGATGTTCCATCTGTTCCTGAGGTTCCGTTAGTACCTGATGTTCCGTTTGTTCCCGATGTTCCATTAGTACCGTTTGTTCCTGATGTTCCGTTCGTTCCACTAGTTCCATTTGTACCATTTGTACCTGAAGATCCATCTGTTCCATTGGTTCCTGAGGTTCCATTAGTTCCGTTAGTACCTGAGGTACCATTTGTTCCGCTAGTACCATTCGTTCCGTTAGTACCTGATGTTCCGTTTGTCCCATTGGTTCCACTAGTACCATTTGTACCGCTAGTTCCATCAGTACCATTTGTACCGCTAGTCCCATTAGTTCCATTTGTACCTGAAGTTCCATTGGTTCCCGATGTTCCATTAGTACCATTTGTTCCCGATGTTCCATTAGTACCATTTGTTCCTGAGGTGCCATTAGTACCGTTGGTACCACTTGAACCATTAGTTCCGTTAGTGCCTGATGTTCCATTTGTTCCATTTGTTCCACTAGTACCGTTGGTACCATTAGTTCCGTTAGTGCCTGATGTTCCATTCGTTCCGCTAGTTCCATTTGTACCATTTGTACCTGAAGTACCGTTTGTTCCATTTGTACCTGAAGTTCCGTTTGTACCTGAAGTACCGTTCGTTCCGTTAGTGCCTGAAGTACCATTAGTTCCGCTAGTTCCATTCGTACCATTTGTACCTGAAGTACCGTTTGTTCCATTTGTTCCACTAGTTCCGTTTGTTCCACTAGTTCCGTTTGTTCCATTCGTACCAGAAGTCCCATTAGTACCATTTGTTCCGCTAGTTCCATTTGTACCATTCGTTCCATTAGTTCCTGAGGTACCATTAGTCCCTGAGGTTCCATTCGTTCCGCTAGTACCATTGGTTCCATTTGTACCTGAAGTTCCATTTGTACCTGAAGTTCCATTTGTACCTGAAGTTCCGTTAGTGGCAGATGTTCCGTTGGTTCCGCTAGTACCGTTTGTACCATTAGTTCCTGAAGTTCCATTAGTTCCTGATGTACCATTTACACCTGATAAACCACTTGTACCATTCGTTCCACTTGAACCATTAGTCCCGCTAGTTCCATTTGTGGCCGATGTACCATTCGTTCCATTGGTTCCTGATGTTCCATTAGTTCCATTAGTTCCGCTAGTACCGTTGGTACCACTTGAACCGTTTGTGCCGTTTGTTCCATTAGTACCGCTTGTACCATTAGTTCCATTAGTTCCTGAAGTTCCATTAGTACCGCTTGTCCCATTAGTACCGCTTGTCCCATTAGTTCCGTTAGTACCTGATGTTCCGTTAGTACCTGATGTTCCGTTAGTTCCGTTAGTTCCTGATGTTCCGTTAGTTCCGTTAGTACCTGATGTACCATTGGTACCACTTGAACCATTAGTTCCGTTAGTGCCTGATGTTCCATTAGTTCCGTTAGTGCCTGATGTTCCGTTTGTTCCGCTAGTACCATTGGTTCCATTTGTACCTGAAGTTCCATTGGTTCCCGATGTTCCATTAGTACCATTTGTTCCTGAGGTGCCATTAGTTCCATTTGTACCGCTAGTTCCATTTGTTCCATTGGTTCCTGAGGTTCCATTGGTTCCTGAAGTTCCATTAGTTCCGCTAGTTCCATTTGTACCTGAACTACCATCTGTTCCGTTAGTTCCTGAACTACCATCTGTACCATTAGTTCCGTTAGTTCCATTTGTACCTGAACTACCATCTGTTCCGTTAGTGCCTGAACTACCATCTGTACCATTAGTTCCCGAAGTTCCGTTTGTACCATTAGTTCCCGAAGTTCCGTTTGTACCTGAAGTACCATTTACCCCTGATAACCCGCTTGTACCATTACTTCCGTTTGTGCCTGAAGTACCATCCGTACCATTAGTACCTGAAGTCCCATCCGTACCATTAGTACCTGAAGTCCCATCCGTACCATTAGTACCTGAAGTCCCGTTGGTTCCGCTCGAACCGTTTGTTCCATTTGTACCTGAAGTCCCGTTGGTTCCGCTTGAACCATTAGTCCCTGATGTACCACTTGAACCAGATGTACCACTTGAACCTGCAGCACCAGTTGCCGTAACACCTGTAATACTTATAATTCCACCTTGATTATCATATAAATCAATCGTACTCGACGCACTAAAATATGTTCCGCCTGTTGTATAAGTGTCTCCTGTTATATTAACACCATTAACAATTAAAGTTCCTCCTGATACTGTTAAACCTGTAACAACATCAAATGATGCAGTAAACACACCACCGTTATCATCGTATATTGTAAAACTATTATCGTTATTATATGTAAATCCTGTAATACAACAACCACCTGTATCTAACAATCTCCAATTAGAATTCGCAGTTCCACCACTGTGTCCTTGAATAGTTGACCCCGTCCAAGCACTAATTAGTGCCTTTCCTGCCACTGAATTACTTTTAACTGTAGTTCCAAACTTTGATTGTACCACCGTTGGTCCTCCAGGTCCTGAGGATGCTAACGCATTATTCCAAAGTGTTGTATAATTTGGGATGTTATATTGAAATATCTCTTGTGTTGAATACACATATGCTAACATACCAAGTCTTCTACGACCCGATGAAATGTTATCTGAATTTAATGTCAAAACATCGGGTGAAAAAACTGATCCGCTACCTTTTTGAAATTGTATTGGAATTGTATTACCTGAAAATTCTATATCTCCTTGTGAACCTGATGGTATGGTGTATATTAAATCCTGAAGTTCATAAACTTCTACATAACCACCAACACCATATATACTAAAATTAGTACCAAATGTTTGACTTGGTTGAACTGAAAAAGTTCCAACCGATAATAAAGGTGTTTGTGGATTTTTATACGGATTTGCCATTATATACTATTTTTATGGTTGGGTATCACTACCTCTAAAATAAATATTGTTATTATTGTTTAATCTAAATATTTGGTTAGGGAATGTCGTATAAACTCGATAAGTTCCTGAAGGAATTGTTGATCCTGTGTAATTAACTAAATAACTATTAATTGTAGGTTCAGTTCCAACAGATTCTTGTTGAGTTGGGTTACCCATTGCATTTATGTAGATTTCAGTTTGTATTTCATTGTTTGTTGCAATTACAGGAATAAACCAAGTGTACCACGCTTTTGAAAGTACTGTACCTGATTTAATTTCTGTTGTGAAGAAATTATATTTACTAATTGGATTTCCAAATGCATCATCACCACCTGTAGTCTGTGGAACAGATTGAACGACTATACTTGGGAATTGTCCATTAGTCCATGAAGCATAATTCATATATAAATTCATATCTATATTGAATTGTGTCTGACTTTGTGTTGGTTGAGAAGCATTAGTAAATCCAAAGAAGTTAGAACCATTTGCGTACATATAAGATCCAATTGCGGATGATCCTGAAACAGGTTCTATAAACAAGTATGCGAAATAGTTTGGAGGTGTAGTTGGCGTCGGCGTTGGCGTCGGCGTCGGTGTTTGTGACAAACAAGGAGGAAGAGTAGTCGTTGGTGTAGGTGTAGGTCTTGGAGTCCTTGTTGGTGTTGGAGTTGGGTTTTGTGTTGGTGCAGGTGTTGCAGAAGCACAAGGTTCGTATGTTGGTGTTACTGTAGGTGTTGGTGTTGGTGTAGGAGTCGCAGTTCTTGTCGGTGTTACTGTAGGTGTTGGTGTTGGTGTAGGACGTGGTACTTGTAATATGTTAGTACATTTGTCTTCATATGTATAAATTGTGTATGTTCCGTAAACTTCTCTTGGTGGGATTAATAACGAAGGTTCAAAAACCAAAGGTAATGTTACATCACCCAAATTTATTACAACAGGATCATTATCAGGCGTGAACAAAACATTGGCTAGTTCACCGTCGTGATTGATACTATTTATTGTAATAATTTGACTCATTGTATTTCTCAATAAATACAACCATAACCTTATTTATATCTTTTTGATTTAACCTAAAGTAAAAGAAACTCTACCTGTTGACCCCGTTGTTGTTGTAGTTGTTGTTGTCACATCATTAGAAATGATATATGTATAATCATTAGGAGCACATGTTTCAGTATTACAAACAGGACAATCAGGATCAAACATCATGAATTTATCTTTCAATAATTTAAAATTATGTTTGACTTCAGGTGCCGATAAAGGTTCTGTATAAAATCTAAATTGAGATATACCACCTTCAAAAGTTCCTGCAAAATTTTCTTCTAAAAGAATGTGAGTTTTAAGTTTATTTAAGGTTGTTGCACTTAAAATATTTTCAGGAAAACATTCAGGATCTTGTATATAATCACCAATTGTTGTTGCCGTACAAGCAGATAATGTTAGATTTTCATGTAAACCTTGAGTTCCTCCACCCCAAGACATGTTAAATGGAACCGCAACTTGTTTTTCTTTATCGGTATCCAAAGCTCTTGGTATTACTTCTTCAAAATCCTCAATTGTAAAAAATATTCTACCATTTATAAAAATTCTTAATCTTCCTCTTCTAAATTTTGTCTCATCCAACCATGTTTGATTTAGTTGTACTATTTCAACTTGTTTTGGAATTTCATACCCGTTTGTAACTGGTGGTTCAATCAAAGAAACTGTGTTATTTGCAAGTGATGCCAAATACTCAAGTCTTGTTATCTGATCTAAACCTCCAAACCATCTTAAATCACAATAATCAATAAAAGTGTATCTTTCAAATACAACATCTAGTTGGAACCAATGCTCGTACTCCAACCAAGCGGGATTAGTTTGTAAACAAAAAGGATAAATTGGTGGTGTACAAATATCTTGTATTGTGTAACCAGTTACATATGTTTGTCCTGTTACACATGTTCCTGTGGTCTCACAATCTCCCGTTATTTTTAAAACTCTAATACCAATTCCGGGATTTTTTGGGTCACCACATAATCTGATTGAAAAATTGTTTGATAGTGCATCAAACTTAGGATCTTTTTCACATGTATCCTCAATTGATGAAAATGTGTCAGATGGATATGCGGGTGGACAACCACAACTATCACACCCACAACTAACACATGTTGTACAACAAGGTTTTGGTGGACATGCAACTTGTGTTGGGTATGTATCACAAGGAGGTGTCGGCGTTGGTGTCGGCGTTGGCGTAGGAGAAGGTACTATAATTGTATTACATTTATGTTCAAAACACATCCAACCACAAGTAAGACAAGGATCTAAATCACAACCACAACCACAAGTAAGTTTGGTTTCATAATTTCCATGACAAAGATTACAACCATAATTAAAATGTGGATCGTAGACACCGCCAATTGGTCTTGGTGGGTATACGTATATACATCTACTATTCTTTACTTCATAATTGCAACACGCACATGTTTGAAAGCATCCTGCTAATTCTGAAGTAACCCTAACATAATTAGGATCACATTTTGGTGAACCGTCCGCATAATGATAAAATTTATTCTCAGCTCTTGTTCCTAAATAAAATAAAGTATTTTTATTATTTGGGTAAATTTGATTTAATGTTTCGTATCCAGGTTTTGGGATGTATTCATTAATCAGTCTAGGTTTTAAGATCATTTCTACAGACCAACCTTTTTTCATTCTTTCAGGTAAGATTTCATAATCATAACCAAATAATTTATAAAATCCTTGATAAAACCCACCATATAATTCAACGTATCTACCCACTTGTGGATTATTTTTAGATACCATTTCATAAGCCGTATATTTTGGTATTCCTGAAAATTTATTATTTTGTGGGACATTTGTAGTTGTTTGAATAAACTTCATTCGTCTATCATAAAACATTCTATCAAACTTAACAGCGTCTGTGAATAAACCATTTGTATAGTTTAAAGTTTCACCAACAATATTGTCAACTAAACCATTATCTATTCCCGTTAAACCAATATCACAAGTTGTACCTGCGGTAAAACAATCAATTCGTAAATCCTTAGGTTCATAAAATGATTCTGAGATTACAACATTATTAGGGTTATATACACCATAGGTTAATTTTAAGTTTTGAGTTGATAATGGACTATTCAAATCAACATTCACAGGTAATTTCTCACCATTGTCGGCACCTATTATATATGGAGAAAAAACTACCTCTTGATTAAAGTCTACCTCATCAGACGCCAAAGACATATCTTGCCCATCATAAATGAGTTGTAACTTTAACTTTGGGTAGTTATATTGATTTATATTTTGGTATGCCATGAGTTTTACTTATAAATACAACAAATGAAAGTATTTATTGTAAAAACTATATCATGATAGAATTGAATAAAGAATATTTTGAAAAACCTTATTATTTCTTTTTGAAAGATAAAGGAAGTAAAGTTGGTGTATATTATTCTGTATCTGAAACATTATCTGAATCTAGGAAAGAAGATGAATTTATTGAAGTTGATAAATCAGTATTTGAAGAAATCCAAGATGTAATTTCAAAAATTTTAAAATCGGGTAAAAAATTAACAAAACAGCAAGTTCATAAATTAATTGATTCTAAAACTAAAAAAGAAACTAAAGATGGTGAAATTGATGAGTTAGTTGATCCTGACGGATCTTTAATAAGTTCTAATATCCCTGTCCTAAATCAAAGAAACTTAGCTAAAAAGACTATGGACCAAACGGTTCGTATGACTAGAGCACAACAATGGCCTTTTATCCGTGTCTACTATGGTGAATCTGAAGATGTAAAAAATAACACATTAAGTGAAGTTGATCAATCAGAGTCTTTTGGTTTTGAGGAAACCGAATTTGCGCCTACTTATGATGTCGCAAATAAAATATTGAAAAAGATGGAAGTTGAGGATCCCATTGAAAGGGATGAGAGATTAAAAAGATTGGGTTTTGATAGAAACTTAGATAAAGAATTAAAAAACGAAAAGAAACAAGGTAAATGTAAAAATTGTTTTACAAAAAGAAGATTGTCTGAATTAGAAAAAGAAAAAATGGAAAGTTTAATTGATGAAATATTACTATCAAAAAAAACTAAAGACAAAGAAGTTGTAAAGAAAACAAAAGAAGATGATAAATTATCTAAACCAGTTTCTAAAATTTTAATAAGAAATATTGAAGCAATTAAAAGACTTGCAGATAAAGAAGGTATTAGTATTGATAAATTGGTAAAACATTTAAAACAGGGTGAATAGTAATTTATATAATAAAACTATTGAACTACCAAAAGAAGTAGTCGAGTATCTTCAAGTATGTTTTGATCATATTCCTAATTCAGACCCTACAATTGAGGGCCACAAAAGAAATGAAGAATTAAGAGATACCGGATATGTTACGTACCAACAACTTGGTAGAATAAAGAATTGGTTTGACAATTATGAGGGTGATGGGACGGACGCTCCTTTTATTTTGAATGGTGCCGACTACATGAAAAATTGGGTTGAGAATACAATTCAAGGACTAAGAAAAAATGATAATTTTTCAAATCAAGTACAAAACGATTATATGCCGGATGAAATAGATGATAAATTAATTAAAGATTTAGGACCTATTGCGGATATGTTAAGACCTTCTAAAGAACATAGCACTTTTTCACAAGATGTTAGAATTAAAGAAGACCTTGACAGAATAAACCAAATAATGAAACAAATAATTTAAAATGCAAACAGAAAGATTAGATTTTAGCCAACCAGCAAATGATTTGACTGCAGTTGCTGACATCCAAAGAAAGAGCCTTCTTGTAAAAAACGATTACAAAACGGTAAATCCTTATTCTGCGGTTAACCCTGATGCTTTGTCAGATGGAGATGAGTCAGGTAAAGGTACAGGAATTTTCTTAGATACAATCAATGGTGGTTCATCAATTGATATTATTGAAAGAAAAAATGAAATAAAAATCAATGAATACCAACCAAACAAACCATATACGACTCCATCAGCATAATGAAACTTTACAACACATTAAATAAACTTATTTTAGAGGTAGCAACAGCTGATCAAATAACTGATGCTATAAGAAATAAAAAAGTATGTGTTATTTATTACAACGGTGATGAACCTGGAGGTAAAGGTTTAAGAGTTATTGAACCTGTAGCTTACGGTTATAGTAAAAAAGGTAACCCTGTATTAAGAGCTTGGGATAGAGAAGGATCTTCTCATAGAGCTTTTTTAGGAAAAAAACCTCTTCCGAGTTGGAGATTTTTTAGAGTAGATAAAATGGAATTTATTAGACCTACTCAAGAAATTTTTGATACGCCTCGACCAGGTTACAATCCTACAGGGGACAGAAGTATGGAAAGAATGATAATTAACGCAGTATTTGGAAACGAAAATATAACATAATATGAATTCAGAAGCAGAATTACTACAAAAATTAATGGTCTCAAAAAAGATCATGGAAAAACATAATGATATGGGTAGAGGTCAAGCTCGTAACATAAACATGGGAAATGATTACTCAAGTCCAATGGTTGAAAGTTATGACGCTCCTGTTGCAAAATACAATTTACCTGCAGATATTTTAGAAGAATCAAGACCTGTATCACAACCAAGACAATCAAATATACCTATGGAAGATAGAATTGCAAGTTCTAAATTACCTGACGAAATTAAAAGACTAATGATGGAACACCCCATCCAACAACCTACAATGGGTATGTCATCAGGAGCGGTTTTAAGTAATGATTTAGTAGAAAAAGCTTCAAGGTTAATGAATACAAATGCTAAAGGAGATCAAATTATTGAAGGTAAACAAAGACAACAAACACAACAAGTACAAACATCAAGTTCATTATCGGCAAATCAAATAAGAGAAATTGTTAGAGAAACAGTCCAAGACGTTTTAAAAGAAAACGGTCTTTTGGTTGAATCTGAGTCAAATAGTGGGGAAATGTTTAAATTTAGAGTTGGTCAACATTTATTTGAAGGTAAAGTTTTAAAAGTTAAAAAAATCGCAAAATAAAAAATACTTTTCAGGCGTGAAATAAATACTCATCTTATGATGGGTATTTTTTTTTATTATTGATTATTGTGTGTAAAATTCTTAGATTTCTACAAAAGAAATTTATGTCTAAAATTAAAGTATTAGTATTACCTTCCGACACAAGTGGTGTTGGTAAATATCGTTCAGTAGATCCACACATCAATCTACAAAATTTATATCCTAATGATTTCCACATTGATATTGATTATAAACCAAGAATTAATGATTTGAATTATTGGCAAAATTATCAAATAGTTCATTTTCATAGAAATTTTGGTGATTTGGATCAATGTCCAACAATAATTAAGTCTTTGAGGAGTTTGGGTATTATTGTAATTGCAGATATTGACGATTATTGGTTACCTACAAAAGAACACCCAATTCACAACCTAATTATTAATGATAAAATGCACCTTAAGATTGTAGAAAATCTAAAGGCGTCAGATTATGTAACAACAACTACAGAAATTTTTGCTAACGAAATTAGAAAATTTAACAAAAATGTTATTGTTTTCCCTAACGCAATTGATCCAAAAGAAGGTCAGTTTACAGAACCAACACTTCCTTCTGATAAAGTTCGTGTTGGTTGGTTAGGTGGATCATCACATTTACATGATTTAAAGTTGTTAGATGGTATGGTTAATAAACTTTCTCCTCTACAAGAAAAATTACAATACTATCTTTGTGGTTTTGACACAAGAGGAAGTGTTACAGAAATTAACAAAGATACTGGAGAAAAAAGACAAAGACCGATTAAGCCTCAAGAAACGGTTTGGTCGATGTATGAACATATTTTTACAGACAACTATAAAATTATTTCACCTGAATACAAATTGTTTTTAGATAGATTTAAAGAGGAAGAATATCCCGCAATCAAAACTGAAAACTATGTTAGAGTTTGGACTAGACCTACTGATTCATACGCAAGAAATTACGCTAAATTTGACATTTCATTAGCACCAATTAAAAATCACATTTTTAATAGAATGAAATCTCAATTGAAAGTTATTGAGGCCGGATTTTACAAAAAAGCTCTCATAGCCTCCAATATAGGTCCTTACACAATTGATTTGAAACATTCATTAAAAAATGGTCAGTTTGTCGATGGAAATGCATTATTAGTTGATGAGTCAAAAAATCATAGTGATTGGGTAAAAAATATTAAAAAACTTGTTGAAAACCCGAATATGATTGTAGATCTTGGTGAAAGGTTATACGAAACCGTAAAAGACAAATATGATATAAACAATGTGTCACGTGAAAGAGCATCATTTTACAAATCTTTAATTAAATAATCATGATTAATATCCCAATAACAAAAATTTTATTTTTAGATATAGAAACTGTTGGCGGATGTGCCGATTACCAAACATGTCTTCAATCAAACCCAAGAGTTGCAGAACAATTTGACAAATATTTTGATTGGTTTCTAAAAAGATTTCCTGAAGACAAAGAATGGGGAGAAGATAGAACAACAGAAGAACATATGGACATTGTTTTTAAAAAAAGATCAGCACTTGTTCCTGAATTTGCAAAAATTGTGTGTGTTTCTATGGCGTTTGTTTTAGACAATGGTGAAACAAAAAAACAAACTTTTTCGGGAGATGATGAATACAAATTACTTTTAGAGGTTAGGGATTTGTTAAATAGATGTCATAAATTGGATTTTTATCTTTGTGGTCATAACCTTAAAAACTTTGACATTCCAATGTTAGCGAAAAGAATGATTGTGAATGGAATTATGCCATCAAAGATTCTTCCTTCATATGATACAAAACCATGGGAAGTAAAGGCAATTGATACTAAAGAAATTTGGCAATATGGTGCGTACACTGCTATTGGTTCATTAGATTTGATGTGTGCATGTTTAGATATTCCAACACCAAAAGATGGTGAGGTAAACGGGGGAATGGTTCACGAAGCATATTGGGGACACAACAGATTGAAAGAAATATCTGAATATTGCGAAAGAGATGTTGAGGTATTAATTGACGCAATAATGAAATTAAAAAGTTTAAAATAATGAGTGAAGAATTAGATAACATTAACGAGGAAGAAATAAACATGTTAATGAAACTACTTGATGAAATTGAAGTAGATGAATCCGATGATATTGATTACAATGCAATTATGGATTCTTTTGGAATTGACATTGAGGAATTAGAAAAGGAAATGGAAGAGTACGTCCCTAAAATTGAAATGGGGGTTGTAAAATCAAATGAAGATGCGGTTTTTCCATCGTATAATTATGAATCTGATTCAGGATTTGATTTGTATTCAATTGAGGAATGTTGGGTACACGCATTTGATAGAAAATTAATTAACACTGGTTTGATCCTTGACATTCCTGAAGGATATGAAATACAAGTAAGATCTAAAAGCGGTTTAGCACTTAAACAAGGTCTTATGGTTTTAAACTCGCCAGGTACTGTAGATCAAGGGTATTTAGGTGAAATTCAAGTCATATTATTTAATACGACAAATCAAAAAGTAAAAATCGAAAAGGGTCAAAAAATTGCTCAAGCAGTCCTTTGTCCTGTTGTATCGGGAAAATGGGTTGAATTTATTGAAAAAAATAAATTAGAAAATAAAGATAGAAACGATAACGGTTTCGGATCAACAGGGGTATGATTACAATAGTTTATTCAACACATAAAGACGAAAACTATAATAACAAATTTAAACAACACTTATTACAAACTGTTGGTTTAAAAGATGTTCAAATTTTAGAGTTTGTAAATCACAATCAATATTCTCTTTCACAAGTTTATAATAGTGGTATTACACAATCTATTTATAATATTGTGGTTTGTTGTCATAATGATATTAAATTAGAGAAAAATTGGGGTAAAAAATTATTGGAGGATTTTTCAAATAATAATAGTTTTGGTATAATTGGAAAAGCGGGATCATGTTATTTTCCTGAAACAGGAGTTTATTGGGATAGGATGCATTATACAATGGTAGGTCAAGTTTACCACCACCCCGAAGGTCAAAAAAAATGGTTAAATAAATATTCTTCAAAATTACCATTTTTAATTCCTGTTGTAACAATTGATGGTCTTTTTATTTCTTTTGATAAAAACAAAATTAAACACAAATTTGATGAAACAATTGGTAAATTTCACTTCTATGATCATTTGTTTTGTTTACCAAATTATTTAGATGGTGTAAAAATTGGGGTCACCTCATCTTTTGAGATTATTCATGAATCCGTGGGTCAACCAAATAAAGAATTTTTTGATAGTAAAGAAAAATTTCTTGAGAAATGGGGAAGTAATCTACCATTAGATTTGAAACCATCTGAAGTCTATGTTCCACAAATTAAAATTAAACCAATAAAAAATGTTGGTAAAGTAGCGGTTATAATCCCAACTAAGGGAAAAGTTGAAATCCTAAAAAAATGTGTTGACTCTTTTCGTAAAAATTGTGATGAAAATCTATATGATATTTTTGTTGCCGATACAGGATCTTCAGAAGAAGAAAAAAAATGGGTCAAAGAAAATATTAGTAATATAAATTTAATAGAATATGATTACTACAATTTTGGTAAGATAAATAATGATGTTGTTAAAAATCACATTACTAATGATTATGAGTTTTTGTTATTTTGTAATAATGATGTTGAGTTATTAAATAATATCATTTACGGAATGTTAAAAACTTTTAAAACAAAAACCAAAGTAGGTACTGTTGGTGCTAGACTGCACTACCCAAACAATACAGTTCAACACGACGGAATTTCAATAATAATGAAACAAACCTCTAAGACTATACTTGTTGATCATTTGACAAAAGAAACATATTATAAATTTATAACCGAAACTCAAGAAGTCGGAGGTAATACCGCAGCATTAATGATGATCAGAAAAAAAATGTTTGATTCTTTAGGTGGTTTTAATGAGAAATTTACACATTGTTTTGAGGATGCATATTTAAATTTACAAATAATAAAAAATGGATATCTTAATTATTGTTGTGGTGAGTGTGTTGCATATCATTACGAATCATTAACAAGAAATATTGATGAATCTAAAAAAGAATATATTGATGAATTTGACCAAATAATGTCTCCATACATAAGGGAAAATTTTGATAAATTTAAAAAATACGCTATAATATCAAATTAATATGGAATCAATTATAACTTTTATAATCCCGTCTTTAAATAGACCAACAATTTTAAGAACAGTAGATTCATTATTGAATCAAACTAATTCAAATTGGAAAGCAATTATACTTTATGATGGAGTTGACGGGACTGAATTTAATAATGAAAAAATTAAAACTATCCGATTACCAAAAAAAGGATTGATGGGACCAAACAACGGTCAATCTGGTTTGGTAAGAAATGAAGGGATTAAAATTGCAGACACCGAATGGATTGGATTTTTAGACGATGATGACACTATACATCCAAATTATGTACAAACACTTTCAGAGAAATATCAAAAAAATGATTTTGTTGTTTGGAGAATGAAATATTTAAATGGGTTAGTTTTACCTGGCCTTACCGAAAACGACCTGAGATTCTCTAGGGTAGGTATATCTTTCTGTTTTAAAAGAAGTTTAGGTACAATTTTATTTGATGTTAATCGTGATGGTGAAGACTTTGATTTTTTAATGAAATTAAAAGGTTTAACAAATAATTGGGTCATAACCCCTGAAATATATTATAATGTAAGACACTAATGAAAATACTAATCAAATTTCCAACTAGAGGTAGACAAGAAAAATTTTTTAAGGTTTTGGATATGTATTATTCCTTTGCCAACAATTTAGATTTAATTGAATTTCAAATTTCTATAGATTCAGACGACCATTCAATGAATAACGATGAAGTTATTCATAAATTCTCAACATACAAAAACTTAAAATACTCAATAGGTGAGAGTGTAAACAAAATACATGCCGTAAATAGGGATATAGTTGTTGGTGATTGGGACATAATATTGTTGGCATCAGATGACATGATACCAAAAATAAAAGGTTATGATGACATTATTAGAACAAAAATGAAAGATATCTATCCTGATACTGACGGTATTTTATGGTTTCATGATGGAAACCGAAAAGACCTTAACACTTTATGTATTTTAGGTAGAGAATATTATAAAAGATTCAACTACATATACCACCCTGATTATAAATCTTTATGGGCGGATAATGAATTTATGGTGGTTGGTAACATTTTGAAAAAACAGACATTCATCGATCAAGTAATTATTCACCACGAACATCCAGACTGGGGTTATGGTGGTGGAGATCAAATTCATAAATTAAACGTAAATAATAATAATCACGATATGGGAGTTTTTATGAGACGACAAAAAAATAATTTTGATTTATGAAAAAAATAATTTCTTTTAGTTTATGGGGTGACAATCCAGTTTACACTCAGGGAGCAATTAGAAATGCCGAATTGGCAAAAGAAATTTATTCTGATTGGGTTTGTAGATATTATATTGGTAAATCAACACCAAATAATATTATTGAAAGTTTGAGAAATTTTGATAATACTGAAGTTATTGAAATGGATAATGAGGGAGATTGGACTGGAATGTTTTGGAGATTTTACCCCGCCGGTGAAGATGATGTTGATGTTGTTATTGTCAGGGACTGCGATTCAAGATTAAACAATAGAGAAAAAGAAGCTGTTAATGAATGGTTAAATTCGGATAAAGGATTTCATATAATGAGGGACCACCCTTGGCACACAACCGCAATACTTGGTGGTATGTGGGGTTCAAAAAAAGGAGTAACTCCAAACATTAAACAACAAATAGAAAATTACGTTAAAGGTAATTTTTGGCAAGTTGACCAAAATTTTTTAAGAGATGTAATCTACCCGACAGTAAAAAATAACTCTTTAGTACACGATGAGTTTTTTGACAAAAAACCTTTTCCAACAAAAAGAGAACCAAAAAGATTTGTAGGTCAAGCCTTCAATGATAAAGATGAATTATTACATCCTGAACATATTAATTTAATATAATGTTAGAACATAAAATATATTGTTGGTGGTTAAATAATGAAGATATGTCACAGAATAGACATGTCTCGTTGAACGATTTAAGAAACAAATCTAATTGTGAAGTTATTTTTATAACTAAAGATAATCTTAAAGATTATATTTTACCTGACTATCCTCTACACGAAGGGTATCAATATTTGTCTGAAATACAAAAAGGGGATTATCTTAAATGTTATTTTATGCATCATTATGGTGGTGGTTATTCTGACATAAAAAAAACTTTAGGTTCTTGGATCCCTTTTTTTAATCAATTAAATAATAATGAAAATTTATATGCTATAGGTTATGGTGAAAAGGAACCTGGTCATGTTGCAAGATTAGAAAACTGTGATTTAGACCCAACTAAGTCAAAATATTGTTTGGATTTTACAACAAATGAAGATGGTACCAAATGGAGTTCATCACACATAGTAAGAGAATGGTTTCATTTGATTGGTAATGGTGCATTTATATGTAAAAAAAATACACCATTTACAAGAGATTGGTGGAATGGATTAAACGAAAAGATGGATGGATATTTAGAGGATCTTAAAAAAAATCCATCTTCTTGGGGTAGAGATTCTAAAGACCATATAAATCCAAATACAGGGCAGATGTCTAATTACCCAATAAGATGGGCGGTAATAAATGGTAATATTTTTCACCCCCTTACCTTAAAATATAAGGATCATATTCTTAAAAACTTACACTATCCAATAACAATAAATTACCAATAAACTATAAACAAATGAAAATTAGCTTAGTAATCCCATCAACACCAAATCACTTTCGTTATATAGATTGTATATTAAAAAATTACGAAAATGGAACTGAAAAACCTGATGAAGTAATTATATCCGTATCAGAAGGAAACAGAATTAATTCTCAACTTATTGAAGAATTAAAATCTAAATATAGTAATTCTTTTGGTCGATTAGAATTTGTGTTAAACAACAGGCAAGTTATGGAGGGTCCTAACAGAGGTATTGGGTCTGAACATACCACATGTGAATATATAACTTATCACGATTCAGACGATATACCTCATCCACAAAGAATAGAAATTATAAAACATTTTTTTAAAAATTATGACATACTACATTTGAATCATTCTTATAAATATGAAACGGGATTTGATGAAATAAAAATTGAAGACATAAAAATTGCGGATTCAAAAAAATTGTATAGTGATCATTTTGGGGATGGGAATTATACTGAAAGACCTTTAAACTATTTTCCTGACCCAAATAATAGAGCTTATGGTTGTTGTGTAGGTTTTTGGGTTTGTGGTGGACCAACAACAATTCATAGAAGTGTTTTGGATCATATTAAGTGGAATGAAAATAGAATCCTATCATATGATTACGATTTTTGTATGGATGTATTATTTAAATTTAATAAATCTATGGCAATTGACTCAACGTTAATTTGGTATAATAAAACGGGTGATGCTTCTTGGGCTTGTTAATTTTATAATTTATGAAATATATTTACCACCATTTAGGTTTAGGTGACCATATAATATGTAACGGACTTGTAAGACATTTTTGTGATTTACATGATGGAATTTCTATATTTTGTAAAACAAACAATTATGAAAATGTATCATGTATGTTCAGAGATGACGATAGAATAAAAATAATACCGTTAAAAGATGATAACGAAGTTATTAATTATATAAATCGTAATAAACTACATAATGATTTAATAAAAGTTGGTTTTGATAGTCTTTGGATTGGTAATCCCAAAACATTTGATATTGGTTTTTATAATACGGCAAATATACCATTTGAGTACAGATTCACAAAGTTTAAGTTTGAAAGGGACTATGAATTAGAAAAACAAATCATGAATGAGTTGAACCCAACAGGGGAGGATTATATATTTATTCACGACGACAAAACAAGGGGATTTTCAATTGACAGGAATAAAATTAGAAAAGATTTAAAAATAATTGAAAATGATGTTAAATATAATTTATTCCATATGTTAGGGATTATTGAGAATGCTAATGAAGTTCATATAATGCAATCATCATTCAAAGATTTTATCAACTCATTTAGACTTGATAAACCTTTATTCTATTATCATACTTATGTTAGGGATTACCCAGATAGTTACAACACAGAAGGACACAATAAATTTATAAAAATTAATTAAATAATGATCGGAGAAAAAATAGAAGATTTGATTAAAAACAAGACACAAAAACTTTTAAACGAAGGTAAAAATGTCGAATTACCTGAAGATATCATTGAGACAGATAATTTAGGTGAAGTAATTGAAAAATTATCAATTTTACATTGTAGAATGTGGTATTTAGAAGATGCCATTAGTGACGCAAAGTCTGATAATGAAATTGCGGAATTGAAAAGAAAAATAGATATTTGTTTTAAAATTAAAAGACCTAAATACGTCCAAGCAATTAATAGAATGGTTGAAAATTCTATAGTAAATAATAAGTCTTTAGTTGAGGATTCTGTTAAATTATACAAAGGGGTAAATGAATAATTTAGTAATTGGGAATACTTCACAATTAAGTTATTATTTCCCAAAAGATTACGAAAAGATTTCCTCAAGAAATTTAGATTTTAATAAAATAAAAGAAAAAAAATATAATAGGATATATCTTTTATTTGCGGAACAAAGAACATTCTTAAATGAAACTTTAGATTTTTTTAAAGAAGTTAATTTTAATTACACATTGAAAGTAATAGACGAGTTAAAAGACGTATGTAATAAAATTGTAATTTATTCTACTTCTGAATTGTGGAATAAATACGATGGCTGTGTGTCGGTAAATGATCCATATAATTATAACCCAACATCATATATCACATCTAAAGAACATTTATGTAATCACATAAATAACAATCGAGAAAACTATAGTAATGTGATTATTATTTACCCATTTAATTTTAACTCAGTCCACAGAAAAGAGGGATTCTTGTTTGGTAAAATATTCAAATCAATTTTGAATGACGAAAAAATTTCAATTGGTAACGTAGATTTTGAAAGAGATTTAATTCACCCAAGTGTAATTGTGAATGAATCAATAAAAACTAATGAGGACATATTAGTAGGGTCAGGTGAGTTATATAATGTAAAAAACTTTATCAAGGATATCTTTACACTATACAATAAAAATTTAGATGAATATATTTTAACTGATAATAAGAACAATTTAAATAATAAACGAAATGGTTACTATAGTTGTAAAAAATATTCTAACTATAATGACCTATTAAATCTTTCAATAAAAGACATATATGAGTATAAAGTTAGTTAAAGACACCATTGATTTTGATGATGTATCATTATTAATTGAGTGGTTAAAAACAAACCCAAGATTAACAAAAGGAGATCTTACAATCGAATTTGAGAAGGCTTGGTCTAAGTGGTTAGGAGTTAAATATTCGGTATTTGTTAATTCAGGTTCTTCTGCAAATTTAGCGGCAATATATTCTCTTATGTTGTCAAATAGAATGAGAAATAAAAAAATTGTGGTACCCGCCGTTTCTTGGGTTACTACCGTAACACCCGCAATACAACTTGGTTTAGAACCAATAATGTGTGAATGTGATGTGGATAATTTAGGTTTAGATATAAATCATTTGAAAGAAATTATTAAAAAAGACGACCCATCTGCAATTATTTTAGTTCATGTTTTAGGGATTCCTAATAATATGGATGAAATTGTCGAACTATGTAATGAAAATAATATTTTGTTAGTTGAGGACACTTGTGAGTCTATTGGTTCAAAATATAACGATAAAATGGTTGGTACTTTTGGTAAGATGTCAACATTTTCTTTTTATTTTGGTCACCATATCTCAACTATAGAAGGTGGTATGATATCTACAAATGATGAAGAATTATACCATATTTTACTATCAGTTAGATCACATGGTTGGGATAGAGATTTACCAAAAGAAACTCAAATTAAATTGAGGGAAAAATATAATATAAATAATTTTAGGGCTCTATATACGTTCTATTATCCAGGTTTCAATCTTAGATCAACAGACCTACAAGCATTTTTAGGATTAGGTCAGTTAAAAAAAATAGATCAAATTGTTGAAAACAGACATAAAAATTATTTGAAATATAAAAATGAAATAAAAAATGATTTTTGGAATGTTTCAGAACCAAAAGGATCATACGTGTCAAATTTTTCATTCCCAATAATTACAAAAAATATTGATAAATTAATTGAAAAATTAAATGAAAATGATGTTGAGTGTAGACCATTAATTTGTGGTTCAATTAATGAACATCCGTTTTGGTATGAAAGATATGGTAAACAAGAATTACCAAATTCAAAATTAGTACATGAGTACGGATTGTATTTACCAAACAATCATCAAATGACAGATGAAGAATTAAATAAAGTTATAAAAATTGTAAACGAAAATATATGAAAAAAGCGTTGATAACAGGTATTAACGGTCAGGATGGTTCTTACTTGGCGGAACTTTTATTAGAAAAAGGTTATGAAGTTTGGGGAACAGTAAAAAGAAACTCCGTTTCTGAAACTCAATCATCAAGAATTGAAAATCTTAGAGATAGTAATTCAGTAAATCTTGAATATGCTGATTTGTCTGACATGGCTTCACTAGTTCGTGTTTTAAGTAAAGTACAACCTGATGAGGTTTATAATTTAGCAGCACAATCTCACGTAAGAATTAGTTTTGACCAACCAATATACACAGCAAATGTTACAGGTGTTGGTACATTAAATTTATTAGAAGCGGTTAGGTTGGTTTCACCACATTCAAAAATATATCAAGCATCTTCTTCTGAAATGTTTGGTAATAGTATTGACAACGATGGTTATCAAAGAGAAACAACACCAATGAATCCTGTGTCACCTTATGGGTGTGCAAAAGTATTTTCATATAATATTTGTAGAAATTATAGAAATTCTTATGGTATGAAAATATGGAATGGTATTTTATTTAATCATGAATCACCTAGAAGAGGGACAAACTTTGTAACTAATAAAGTTGTAAAAGCGGCAGTAAGAATTAGTTTGGGATTACAAGATAAATTACATTTGGGGAATCTTGAAGCAACGAGAGATTGGGGACATGCAAAAGATTACGTTGAAGCAATGTGGTTAATGTTACAAACTGATAAACCTGATGATTATGTATGTGCCACTGGTATATCTCACTCTGTGAGGGATCTATGTAAATATACATTCTCAAAATTAGGTTTAGATTTTAACAACTATGTTATTGTTGACGAAAAACATTTCAGACCTGAAGAGTTAGAAAATTTAAAAGGAGACTCAACTAAAATGAGAAAAGCTTTGTCTTGGGAACCTAAATACACATTTGAATCTATGATAGATGAGATGGTTGAATATTGGTTAGATTATTATGGAAAATAAAATATTAATAACAGGCGGATATGGTTTAGTTGGTTCTGAGTTTGTCGGTGAACAATATTTCAAACCTACATCAAAAGAATATGATCTAAGAAAAACAGAAGACACTAATAGATTAATGGTTAAACATTTTGATGGTGTCATACATTGTGCAGGTAAAGTAGGTGGTGTTGGTGGTAATATGAATCACAAAGGTGAATTTTTTTACGATAATATAATGATGAATACGAATGTGATTGAGGGTGCTAGATTATCTAAAGTTAAAAATTTAGTGGCTTTTTTATCAACATGCGTCTTTCCTGACCAAGTTGATTATCCTCTAACTGAGAAAAAAATTCATTTAGGACCACCTCATTTCTCTAACGACGCTTATGCATATTCAAAAAGAATGACAGATATTCAAATCAGATCGTATAAAGAACAATACGGATTAAATTATAAATCTGTCATACCTTGTAACATTTATGGTCCAAACGATAACTACGATGTAGTTAATGGACACGTAATACCATCTCTTATACATAAATGTTATTTAGCAAGAGAAAATAAAACCCCACTTAAAATATGGGGTTCTGGAAAACCATTGAGAGAGTTTATTTTTAGTAGGGATGTTGCAAAACTAACTGAATGGGTTTTACACAATTATAATGAAAATGAACCAATTATATTGTCAACTTCAGAAGAAGTACAAATAATGGATGTCGTAAGTATAATTGTTGAATTAATGAATTTTAAAGGTGAGGTAATATATGACTCATCAAAACCTGACGGTCAATTTAGAAAACCGTCAGACAATTTCAAAATAAAACATTATTTACCTAATTTTGAATTTACCCCAATTTACGAAGGTTTGAAAGAAACTATACATTTTTTTGAGAGTAACTATAATAAAATTAGAAAATAATATATGATAAGAAACATACTAGTAACAGGTGGTTTAGGATATATTGGTAGCCACACTGTTGTCCAATTAATAGAAAATAACTACAATGTTATAATTTTAGATAATTTGTCTAACTCAGATCTAACCATGTTAGATAAGATTGAGGTTATTACCAATAAAAAACCAAAACTATATATCGGTGACATAAGGGATAAAGACTTACTTAATAAAATTTTGAGTGAGAATATAATAACTGACGTAATTCATTTTGCGGCATTAAAATCTGTATATGAATCTACAATTAAACCATTAGAATATTATGAAAATAATGTTGTTGGTACAATTACATTATTAGAAATGATGAAAAAGTTTAACGTTAAAAATTTAATTTTTTCATCTTCTTGTACCGTGTATGGTGAACCTGATAACTATCCAGTAAACGAATATACACCAGTAAAAAAACCCAAAACAACTTACGGACTAACTAAAAGTATTTGTGAAACAATAATAGAAGATATCACAGATATCAGATGTGTTTGCTTAAGATACTTTAACCCTATCGGTAATCATAAAACAGGAATTATTTACGAAAAACCAAATGGTGTCCCTGAAAATTTAATGCCATACTTAATAGGTGTTATAAAAGGAGAATATGAATATTTGAGAGTCTTTGGTAACGACTACAATACAAAAGATGGTACTGCAATACGAGATTATATAGACGTTAATGATTTAGCAAATGCTCACGTAAAATCATTAAATATTGTCAACGATATAACACATGAAATAATCAATGTTGGTACTGGAAATGGGTATAGTGTTATGGAAATTATCAACACATTTAAAAATAAAGGTTATGATGTACCCTATAAAATATATCCAAAAAGAACCGGAGATATAGAAAAAATATGGGCCGATATAAGTAAGTCCAAAAAGATCTTAAATTGGGAACCAAAAAATAACATTTCAAACAGTATAGATTCCATAATAAACTCAATAAACCTTGATGTTGACAAATAAAACATCGTAGAGTAAAATTAAAATATGACAAGAAGAAAACCACAACCAACAGAGGAACCTTATGTACCTTTGAATTCTAAAAGAGATGTAATCTCCCAAGTAGTTAAGAAAAAACAAAAAAGTAAATTTCTTACCGAAAATCAAAAAATATATTACGAAACATTATTAAATAATCAAATTACAATCTGTTCAGGTCCTGCGGGTGTTGGTAAAAGTTTTATTGCCATGAAAACAGCGGTAGATCTTTTATTAGATGATGGTAATGGATATGATAAAATCATAATTGTAAGACCAGCGGTTGAGGCAGAAGAAAAATTAGGGGCTTTACCTGGTAATTTAGAAGAAAAATTAGATCCATATATTTTCCCATCTTACTATTTGTTAAATAAAATTATTGGTAAAGAGGCTAGAGAAAAATTAAAAGATGCAGAAGTAATTGAGGTTTTTGCTTTGGCATATATGAGAGGTATGACAATAGACAATTCAATTTTAATTTTTGAGGAAGCACAAAATGCAACACCAAAACAAATGAAATTACTATTGACAAGAATCGGTACCAACACTAAATTCTTTATCTCTGGCGACATTGAGCAAACCGATAGATATAAAGATAAAAAACACTCAGGTCTTTATGATGCGATAACAAGATTTAATGGTATAAACGGAATTGGGATTTTTGAGTTTGGCGATAAAGATGGTGTAAGAAATCCAATAATTACTAAAATATTACAAAAATATGATGAAGATAGGGATTGATATTAATGGTGTATTGAGAGATACGGTTGGTAAATTTACTCAACTATATGAAAAACATTTGATCGAGAGTAATGAAAATGAAGAGGTCACCCAAACAACCTATGAACTTGATATGTCAGGTAATACAACACCAATAACAGAAACTTTAGAAAAATTCGAATATAAAAAAATATCTGATGTAGATTCTTTAGAGTTGGACAAACATTTTTCTTTTAGAAGTAAGGATGAGTTATTTAATTTTATGTACGAAGAATATGCGATGGAATTATTTGGTCACGCTCCATCTACAGAAATGACGACATTTAATATACTTAATGAAATTTATTTTAATTTAAGAGATAAGAATGAATTAGTAGTTGTTTCAGGAGAAATAGGTAAATCAAAACCATCTTCATTGTTTTTCTTATCAAAATTTGGATGCTTGTTGGAAAAAGTTATTTTTTTTAGTGAAATAACAAAAAAAAATATGTGGGACCAAATAGACATTTTACTTACTGCGGATCCTATTCTATTATTAGAAAAACCTGTAGGTAAAATTGTTGTTAAGTTTAACACTTCCTACAATAAACAAATCAAATCAGATTATGAAATTTCTTCACTTTCTGAGTTTGAGCAAATTATACAAAACCTTAAACAAAATGTTTAATATTTTTGATGAACATTACTATATCGACTTAGACAAAATTGAAGACGAGGTTGCTTTAGTAGGTACAAGCGGGGAATCGCAAATTCATTTAGTTAAATACGAAATGATAAAAAATATGGTAGAAACCGTTCTTACAGAAGACGAAATAGTTGATGAAAAAATGGGATTTAAAACTAATGAAGTTTCCATCCCTTTCAAAATTTCTTTCAACACATTACTGATGAAAAAAATAATAAATAAATTATAATAGATATGAATACAGAACAAATCACAAAATTGGAAAATTCTATCAACAACATGAAAGAGAAGTTGTCTAGAATTTATTTCATAGTACAAGACACCAAAGGAAACGCTAAGGCATCTGTTAGATACATTTACCAAATGGCATTAACATTGAAGAGAAATGGATATAACTCAATCATCCTTCATGAAAAACCTGAATACTACGGTGTTGATTCTTGGTTAGGAGAAGAATATATGACTGAATTAGAACACAGAGCAATTGAAGGTACTAGCTTGGAAATTTCACCTGATGATCTAATTATCATTCCCGAAATCTATGGTTTTATTATGGACCAAATTACTAAATTACCTTGTGGCAAAATTGTTCTTTGTCAAGCATTTGATCATATATTTGAGACTTTACAACCAGGTCAAACTTGGAGTCAATTAGGATTCTACAAATGTATTACAACTTCTAACAAACAAAAAGAACTTATTGAGTCAGTTATGAGAAATGTATATACTGATGTTATTTCACCATATATTTCGGATACTTTCCAAAAAAATATTTTCCCACCTAAAACTATTGTGAACATCCACACAAGAGATCATAGAGATACTACTAACTTGATTAAATCATTCTATGCTAAATTCCCACAATATAGATGGATTACATTTAGAGATTTAAGAGGTTTGTCTGAAGAAGAATTTAGCGAAGCCATGAAAGATAGTTTTATTTCAGTTTGGATTGACCAAACAAGTTCTTTTGGGACTTTCCCATTAGAGTCTATGAAAATGGGTATACCAGTGTTAGGTTTAGTTCCTGACTATGTACCGTCATGGATGAATGAAGATAATGGTCTGTGGGTAAATAATAAAACGATTATTGTTGACGTATTATCAGATTTTATTCAGAATTGGTTAGAAGACAATTTAAACCCTGAGTTGTTTTCTAATATGGATTCAACAATTGAATCAATAAGTAATTTTGAAAAATTCCAATCTGAAACATTAGAATTATTTGGTAAAATGTTCGAGAGTAGAATCGCTTCTTTTGAAGATCAACTAACTAAAATTGAAACAGTATAATTATGAGTATCGAAAATAAAATATCAGTTATTTTACCTATTAAATCAGGTAAAGCAATAGACTTCAAAGAGTTCTTTGATAAGTGTATCCAATCAATAAGAAATCAAGGTGAATATTTAAATGAACTAATTATTGTTCATGGTTCTGAAGATTTTTTAACTAACTTCTTAGATGAGTATGAATTTAGTGGTTTGACAGTTGTAAGAGAAGTTTGGTCAGAATCTCCTAATTTTGCAAAACAAGTTAATAGAGGTGTTGAGTTATCAACATCTGAATGGTGTTCAATTGCAGAGTTTGACGATGAATATTCAAATATTTGGTTCAAAAACGCAACTAAATATATGGATATTTATAAAGATGTAGATGCTTTTTTACCAATCGTTGTTGACGTTGATGATAAGTTGGTTTTCGCTGGTTTTACTAACGAAGCTACTTTTGCAGCAAACGTATCAACAGATATGGGAATTTTGACAAATGAAACATTACAAACATATCAAAATTTCCAAACATCAGGTATGGTTTTCAAGAAAGAAAAATACCAAGAAGTTGGTGGTATTAAGTCTAACATTAAACTTACTTTCGGATATGAATTATTTTTAAGACTAACACACAACTCAGTAAAAATTATGACAATACCTCGTATTGGTTATAAACACATGAATTTAAGAGAAGGATCTATATTTTGGAATTACAAAAATGGTGATGATAGATTAGATCAGGATGAAGCAAGATTTTGGATTGAGTCAGCAAAAAAAGAATATTTTTTCAAAAACGAAAGAGATATAAATTATGAACCACAAAATATTTGATGGTAAACAATGAAACTGAAATTTCAATAGAAAAGAAGAAGAAAGGAAGAAAACCAAAAGCTAATAATTATTTTGATGAACGGGAAGAGACGGCGGTTAAAATGTTTTTAATCGCCGAAACTTATGAAGAAAGAAACAAAATATATAATGAATTTTTGAGAGACCCTTTAGATAAAATGATATCTTCAATTATTAGAAGATATAAATTGTACAGGAAGGATATGAACTACGAAGAAATACACGTAGACACACATTCTTTTCTTATGACAAAAATTGAGAAGTTTAAGCCTTCTAAAGAAAAGAAAGCATATTCTTACTTTGGTACGATCTGTAAAAATTATTTGATGGGTCAAATAATGAAAGATCAAAAAGAAATGAATAGAAAAATATCTTATGAAGATATTTCATCTGATCTTTCCAATAGAGCTGAAATGTCATATTTCATTGATAATGACGAATTAAGTTCTGAAACAATTATAAAAAAGTTTCTTGAAAGACTGAAAGATAATTTAGATAATAATGAGACAAATGATCAAGAACACAAATTAGGTTCTGCGATTTATGACTTATTTGAAAACTATAATCAAATTTTTCACGAGTCAAGTAACAACAAGTTTAATAAGAATCTTATTCTTTTTGAATTGAGGGAAATGACTAATCTATCCACTAAAGAAATAAGAAATTCTATTAAAAAATATAAAAAGTTATATTTTGATTTAGTTCAAGAATTACTGAAAGATTGATATTTACTAGTATGCCAAGACCACCAAAAAAAGAGATAAATTTATCAAAAGAGTCAATGTTATCTTTGATGCAAGAAATCTACAATGAATTAGTAGAACAAAGAAACACCGCAATTAGAATTCAAAATAAAATGTTGACAATGATGAAGGAACCTGAAGATATGACTCTTATTGGCCCTGTAATTGAAAAGCAACAAAAAATAATTAATGATTGTGTTGAAAAAAAATTAACACTTTCTAAATTACAATCAACAATGTGGCAAAAATCAACCGATAAAGAACAGGACTTTACTCTTTCTGATTTAGATATGGATGATGTTGCAATTCAAAGCCTACTTCAAAAAGACATCAACAATGATGGAACCTATAAAATGAAAAAATAATTTTTATATGGCTGTCGATATAAATGAAGAATTAAAAAAAGCAAGTAACAAAACAGGTGTTTATAAAACTTATAAAGAATACAAAAAAAGTTACGAAAGCTTAAAAAAGAAAGCGGGTAGTTCTCAAGAAACCGCAAATAAATTTCTATCTCAACCACTTACAGATTATAAAAAGTGGAGAAAAAAACATACCTCAAACGCCAAAAGTTTCTTACAAGAATTAATCAAACAACTAAAAGAAACTAAAGGTTCTGGTGTTGAGACCGATAAATTGATCAAAAGAATATTTTTAAATTCTTTGAAGAAGATTAAACCCCAACTTAAAACAATTTTAATTGAGGAAGCAATAAAAGCTTTGGGTTGTAGTAATACGATGACTACAATACCATCAACATACTATGTTCCAGTAAGGTGTGTCGATTTGTTTGGGTCTTTTGAATTGGGTCCTGACGATAAAATTGGTAAATTTTTCTACGAAAAAAAACCTATTCAGTATAATGATTTTCCATTTTCAATGAATAGAGAACTTTACCAAAGAACTCAAAATTTAAATCAACCTTATCAGGCAGTTGCGGGATCCCCATATAGAGGTAAATCAAACCAAAATTTATTTAATGTTACATATATAGAAACATATACGGATCCAATAACCCTACTAGTTGTAAACGAGCCAACATTTAAAGTTGACATAAGTACAAGAGTTGGTGTACCAGCGGTTGACATTTTTTTAGCGGATTATTATGAATCAATAGATATTTTGGATTATAAACAGTTCTTCACAAATCTAACTGATTACGTTACAGGTGTTATTTCATTTGGTAGGGGTGATGGATTTTTGAAATTACAAACAATCCAAAAAACTTTATTAATAATGCAAAGAATACTTGGTCTTTGTTCTGACTCTAATAAAGAAATTAATGTGGGTGCATCATCTAAAGTATCTGAAGTTGATAATGTTGATGAGTCATTTTATGAATTTAATGATATTGATTTAAGAATTATAGAACAAAGTATTTCAGACATTAAATTAGGTGTTATCGAATTTGAAGAATGTGAAAATTTGAAAATCTCTTTAAATTTAGAGGCAACCCTTACGGCTTTAGATAATTTAGAATTTAATGAAGACACTTCAGATTTAAATGAAATTGAGGCGGCATCAGGAATAATTTACCCAACGCTAGATGACGGATTTAAACTATCTTTGGATGAAGGCTTTTTCGAGCAATTTTTAAAAGCTTTAGTCAATACTGTTTTATCACCAAAAAATGTTTTACCAATTATGACAATAGCTGCAATGTTTGACCAACCATTTTATAAACAGATCTCAAACATTGAGGATTTTCAAAAAAAATTCAGAACATTTTTTAATGAATTTATGACCAAGGTTGTTGCAATTTTTACAAAAGAAGTTTTCAATGAATTGAAAAAAGAGGTTAAAGCTTTAGTTAAATTATTACTCCAAGACATCAGTGAAGAAAAAATAAAAAAACGTTACAGAATGGTTTTAGCAATTGTTGCGATAATACCAGGATTGGCGGTAATTACTAAAGATTTTAGAGATTGTAAAAGTGTATTAGACGAACTACTTCAATTACTTAATATTGGTATCAAAAAAAGGTTAGATAAATTGAAAGAAAAAGGAGGGGATTTACCATTACCACTTTTATTATCTGCAAAATTATTAGACGGATATTCACCGACAAGATCTTTTCTGAATACTGTTCAAAATTTACAAGAAATAGGTGTTCCAACAGGTCCTATGCCTGACGGGAGTCCAAATAAATTTTTAGCATCAATTAAAGCGATGATTGATGGTAATGCACAAGAAGTTGAGGAGAATGGAAAAGTCGCTATCGGTATTGGTCCATTAACTATAACACCGGCTGGTGTAACAATCCCAAAAGACGCATATGGAAAGTTCATTTAAAATTGACGAAAAAAGAATTAAGGCTAACGAAGTTTTATTGATAATTAAAGAACATAAAGAAAGATCAAATAGAGATCTTCAAATTGCAATGGAATTTATTAATGAAGACCACAAAGTAACAAAAGATTCTATAATCAAACTTACACACCATTTAGATGCTTTAGAAAACACCTATAATGTATTACATAAAGAATATACTGAAAGAACTAAAATCTAATGAATGAACAAAAGATAATATTTCAAGGTTATGTAATTAATAACCAAGATCCTTTAATGTTAGGAAGAATTAGAGCGTTACCAATTGATCAAGTTGAGGCCGATGTATTACCAACTAATTGGAACCCTGAAAAGGATATTTGGACTGAAAGAGATCCATTGATTTATTTACCTTTGTTACCTTACTATGTGAGTCAAGTACCTAAGGTTGAGGAGTATATTCACATTTTCTACTATAATAAAGATTATGTTGTAGATAACACTAAATTCTACATTCAGGGTCCTATAACAAGACCTCAGAACAATTTTTACGAAAATTGGCATAATTCCGAGTCAATGTTAGCAAGTGGTGTATTTTTAAAACAAGCTAACAATATTAAAGATCCTATAAGTTTTGAAATCAAAGGTCAAGCAAAAGGTATTTATCCCGAACCTGGTGATAATGCCTTATTAGGTAGAGGAACCGCAGACGTTATTGTAAAACAAGATGAGGTTTTAGTAAGAGCAGGTAAGAACATACCAACCCAAACCGCAGGATTTAATCTACCAACACCAAGACTAAATCGAGGATTTTTACAAATTTCAAATTTTGATTTAGAAAGAGTTGAGAAAGACCCAATTAAAAAAACTATTCTAAAAAATAAACCTCAGTTAGTGAAGAAACTAATTGAGTGGGAGGTTACCAATCAAGTAACTATTACTGGAAATACTTCAGGTGGTGGTGTTACAGGATCTACGTTTTATAATGGTAATATAAGTCTATACTCCTTACTACCTAAAGACAAAACTAAAACTAACGAAATATATATGGATACCCCGTTAGATCAATTTAAAAGTGGACCTGAATATACTTTAGTATTTACAGGAAAAACTTTAGATGAAGGGGTAAAAATTATAAACCAATTTATAAACGGATTAAATCAAGGAAAGATTAATATTCAAGGGTATGATCAATTCCCTTTTGATAATGATCTTAAAATATCAAATCAGTTTCCATTCTATTTCAGACCAACCAAAAATAATATTGATAAATTAAGTTCAACAGGATCAACAGATTTCAATATGGTCAACAACTTTTTTACTAAAGTTAAATTATTACCCTCAGATAGACAATTTGGTAGTGTTTTAGTTTGGTCTAAAAATGTTGTTGGTCAACAACTAACACCTGAAACTTCAACATTAAGACAGAACACCTATAATCCTAATCCTGTTTCTTACGGAACAGTTGCAGCAGACTTTTTATATTTATTATCACATAAATCCGACATACCTTCAAAAAGAAAAATTATGTTGGAACCTAAAGAAACTTTATACGGTATACCACAACCATATTTTACCGAAAACATTCTACAAAATACTGACCCAATGGTTAGAGGAAATGAGTTGATGAAATTATTAAAGTTGATCGTAGATTTTTTAGGAGCACATGTCCATAATATAAATGAGGCTCCGATTCCAATTGGAGTTGATGGAACTAAGTTGGAAGAGATCTACAAAATTCTACAGGACGCTGACAATTCAATACTAAATCAAAATATTCGAATTAATTGATATTTATAAATAAAAGATAAATGTCAATTAATAATTCTTATTTCAATAGAAACAATACTATAGTTTTTAATAGTTATGTAAACACGGGAAGAAATCCTGTTATGCAACTATACTACGGAGATGGTGGTTTAGTAAATCCTATAGGATATTCTCGTTTCATTTTTGACTTGGATCTAACTCTTTTAAGAGAGAAATTAGCGTCAGGAGTAATTTCAACTGGATGTACTGATAACATGAGACATATACTTAAAATGACTAACACTTCTTCATTTAGTGAAGATTTATTAAATACATCTATGCCTGATGGTAGTCTAAGAGCAACATCATTTGATTTAATTTTATTTAGAATACCCCCAAGAGATTTAGACCCTAATCAACCACAATATTGGGATGAGGGTGTTGGTTACGATTTTTACGATATTCCTGATGGATTAGGTCCTAATAGGGCTTATTCAAATAGACCGTCAAATTGGTATCAAACAACAACTATTGATAATTGGGAACAAGCAGGAATCTACAATAATATGAACTTGGGACCAATGCCATTTTCAGGATTAACGATAGTAGATATACAACATTTTGAATTTGGTAATGAAGATATTGAATTTGATATGACCGACGAAATAAATGATTTATTAATTGGGGGGATTGTGAATCCATCAGGTTGGGGTATTGCTTATTTACCTGAAGTTGAGAATTTGATGGGTACCACAGGTGCTTATTCTGTAGGTTTCTTTACAAGACATACACAAACATTTTATGAACCATACCTTCAAACAACATATAATGATCTAATCGAAGATGATAGAAATAATTTTACATTAGGAACTGTAAACAAATTATATCTATATGTTTATGAAGATGGTGATTTTAAAAATTTAGATACTCCACCATTAGTGACAATTTCAGATTCTTCAGGAACACCTGTTACAGGGTTAATTAATTTACCATCTTGTCAAAGAACTAAAGGGGTTTATGAAATAACAATACCACCCCTTATAGGATACAAGACCCCATGTTTATTTACAGATACTTGGTCAAATATAAAATTAAATGGTTTTTCATTACCAAATGAGATAAATGAATTTACTATCTACCCAACTAAAAGATCTGTACAAATTGGTACAAATACAAACGATCCCGCACAATATGGGTTTACTTATTATGGATTGAAACAAAACGAAAAGATTTTAAACTCTGAAATTAGAAAAGTTGGTGTCATTATTAAACAGGCATATACAACAAATAAACAGCTTCCAAATGTCGATGGACAATACAGAGTTTATGTTAGAGAAGGTCAAACTGAAGTTATAGTTCAGGATTGGACTAACTTAAATAGGACACCTAATGAATACTATTTTATTTTTGATATGAGAGATAAAATACCTAATGAATATTTTGTCGATCTGAAAGTTACAACATCTGGACAGGTTAATGTTTACAAACAACAAATAAATTTCCAAATCGTAAATGAGAAAGTAGAATAAAGAAGTATTTATAAATAAAAAAGACATGTCAACATTTCAAATACTTTTATGTACTGATGAACAATACGTTCTTGGTGAATCGGGAGAAGAAACTCTAAATGCCGGTGAAACTTGGGCTTTCAGTGGTGCTAATGGACAAATTATATGTGGTACAGTTGTTGCGGCAGCTGCTGGGGTTCCAAACTATTCTGCAGTAACCCTTTATGATGGATGTGGAGAATGTTTAAACGCAACACTTGAGTTTTTTACTGCAGGAACACCATATGAAGCTTGTGTTATATGTTGCCCTTGTGGTACAGGTTCGACTGTTAATTCAGTATCAACCCCTCATCCTACATGGACAGGTTTAAATGGACAAGTAGTTGTTCAAGCAAATGCGGTTGAATTAGGAGGAATGAACGGATTATACGCTTGATTATGAATGTTTTAGATAAAATCATCAGAAAAGTTATTCAAGAAAATATAGGAGATAAACCATCAAAACAAGAAATGGAATCTTCAAGATATATGTTCTTTTCAAATTTGGAACAAATGAAAAGACAATGTGATCTTCTTTTGGAAATCGATCATAATATGATCGAGGAAATATTAGATCAAGGTCATGATTGGGCTCAGGATCATATTGCCGAGGCAAAAAACAATTTAGATCAAGTTTTTGATTTTTTAATGAATGAAACAAATTCTGAATTTGATGCTGAGATGAAAGATAATGTGATGATGGAAGGTAGAAAAAAAACAGGAACGAAACTTTGTGCTAGAGGTAAATCAGCAGCTAAAGCTAAGTTTGACGTTTACCCTTCGGCGTACGCCAACGGATACGCAGTTCAGGTATGTAAAGGGACCAAACCTGGATTGGACGGTAAAAAGAGATGCTCAGGAGCATATTGTTAAATTTTTTTAACTTCCTTTTTGTTAATCAATATTTTTTTTATATATTTGTAGTTAGAAACATAAACACTAACTATGAAAAACTTTTTTAAAAGACTCTACAAAAGATTTAAGGTCAAAATGGCAAAAAGAATGAGAAAATCTATGCCAACTCATGAAGAAATAGAACCTTATGAAAAAACCGCATTCAAGATTGTTGTGAAAATGATATCACATAAAAAATCTGATTTTATGATTGCACCTATGTCTAACAAAAGGTACATTATAAATGAAGAATTAGGTCTTTTCGTCCTTATTGATTTTGGAAGAGTTGAGATTACTAATCACGTATTTCATTATGATGTAAAAATGAGTAGTAGAGATTTTGAACGTGTTACCTACTTATACGATACTGAAACTGAAAAAAGAAGAAACCTAACTGAAGCTGAAGTAAAATCAAATATTAAAAATTCTTTAGTTAAGGTTTACAATAAAATATCTGAACAATAGTTATTTTCTTGGTTTGTAAGAAGTCATAACAGGTTTTTGTCCTTTACCCGTTTGAGTGTCTTTTTTCTCCGCGGCTCTTTTTTGTTGACAAGCGGCTCTTTTAGCCGAATCTGACATTTTACCGGCAACTCCTGCGGCACGACATTTTGGGTATGAACCTTTAGAAGTGTCGTGTCGTCCACAGGGAGGGTGTTTTCCGTCGACTTTTCTACAAATATTAACCCAAGGACCTTTTGGTTGAGAAGATCCCTTAGGTTTCTTCTTTTTACCAAACCAAACAGCTAAGTCTTCATTAATTGTTTCAGGATAATCAATATCTCTTTTATAAGAACCATCTTTATTTTTTTCCCAAACACCAACATTTCTTTTAATATTATTTTTCAAGGTATTTTTCAATGATTTTTTATTAAAATCTGTTGGTACTTTTACAGTAAATGGATCTAATTCATTTTTTTTCCACTCCAAACTTCCAATTTCTAATGGAGCATTATATGGTCCAGCTGTAACAGTGGAACTAATTTCGTTCAATAAATTATCATAAGATAAATCAACCCATTCATTGAATTTTACTTTATTTGTAAATGGTCTCATCGGGCTATCCCCTTTAGGTATTTTGTGATCGTACATATATTGATTAATAACCCCACCATCATCATCTCCTGTTGCCAAATCGGGATGTTTTTTTATAAAATTAGTTATTTTATTTGCCTCTTTTTCTAATTTCACTATTTGATCCCTTCTCAAATCCATTTTATGGTCTAAACTATCATATTGGACTAATGGACTATCGTATTTAGAAACAGGTACATTAAATGGTGCTAAACTATCATCATTAAAAGGTCTGAAACCTGGTTGTACTGGTGTGACATACGCACCTGCAGCACCTCCTCTTTGTGAAGTGGCTTCTTTAATAACTTTTTTAATTATTTGATTTAGTCTATCCATTTTATTATAATTATAAATATCTCACTTTTTGAATATGGAAGAAGAAAACAAAATCTATGGTAATTTATTTGGGTCTATTAACTTGTTAAGTGAAGATCATTTAGAACTTATATTAAGTACGATGGATAAAGAACACGCACTTTATTATTTAATTGAATCTGTTAAATCAGCACACTCTAAGGGTGTGTTTACAATTGGTGAATCTGAAGTAATCTCTAAATCTATTAGAACTTTAATAAAATAAAAAAGGTCAGATTTCTCTGACCTTTTTCTTATTCGGTTTTAATTGATTATCTCAATTCTCTCAAGTCGAATGTTCTAACTCCATCAACTGTGATACGTCCGTAGAAACGGTTGTTAACCATTTTCTTAGCGTAACGTGTCATAATACCTTTAATAGGTGTAAAGTTGAATGGGTTGTACATTGTAGGTGTCAATTGTAGAGGTACATACGGTGCGTAGATGTAACCTGTGTCTAACAATGATGTTCCTTTGTGACCGATTAACACTTGGTTAGGCGGGAAGTAAGGATCACGGTAAACTTGGTATCTACCAGATAATGTACCAACTCTCTCAATACCCATGTTGTACTGATCTTGCTCAGGAGCTGCGTTAGATACGTGGAAGTATTCTAAATCGTCAAAGATAGCAGAAACCTCAGATGAAACAACGATCCAGTTAGCACCACCTCTCAAAGTAGATTTGTGGATTTGTGCTGACAATTGGTTGATTGCTGTAATCAAAGTTTGGTTCCAGTCTTTTTGAGTGTAAGATACTTGGTTGTTGATTCTTCTCCATCCGTTGTAATCCCAACGTAATTGCCATGCTGCACCTTTACGTAAGTCACGTAAGATTTCACGGTCAATCTCAGCTGCTACTTGCTCAGATAACAATGCCGTTAACTCAGCTTCAGCGTCGATGTTATGGAATGCTGCAACGTCTTGAGCTAATTCAGGAGACCATTGTGCTCTTAGTTTTCTTTCTGTAACAGATACAGTTACTGACTCAAGGTCAAAAGAAACCTCACCAATTTGATCTTCGAACTCAAGGTTAGCATATCTTCTATACCATGCAGTAAATGAAGTAGCTGATCCACCTGATGCGATTGTAGTACCTGTGTAACCATCTAAAGATGTTGCGTCACAGTCAGCACATACAGGACAAGAAAGGTCAACTTCTAACCAAATACATCCGTTAGCATCACAAATGTCATTATAGTTACCACCGTTACCTGTTGGAGGTGTGTAATCTACAGTATTGTTGTTACCTGCATTTCTGAATGTAGTTCCTTGGTTTGTTCCGTATTTAACAATACCTTTACCATAGATTTGAGTTACAACTCTAAACAATAGAGGTGCGTATACTGTAGATCCGTTGTAAGTAGTTGTTGTCACACTACAAGGTGAACTTGTGTTAGCAGAGAACCCGTTAGCTGCGTACAATCTAAGGTCAGAAAGGAATGATTCTGTATCCATTTCGTTACCGTCAGGACCAATTAATTTACCTGCTCCTGCACTTGCAAATCCACAAAGTTTAACGATTACTTTTCTATAGTTTCCAGCTGGTATAATTTCTCCTGCTCCAATGTTAGCGTCAACCAATGCTGATCCAGCCCAAGCTTGAACAGATGTAGTTGCAGTAACTGCAGTCCATTTACCTTTAGAGTAGTCAAATAATCCTGGAGGATCTAAAGACGCTTCATTACCTTCATAGAATAAATCATAAAGATCTTTCTTGTAATAGTAATCATTGTCAGGGTATCCTTGATTAGGGTTATTTAATCCTGCGTTAACAGCTTCAGGAGATCCAATAGGTGCGTAGTGGTCACCACCAGCAGTACTGTTAGAAGGTGTCGAGTTAGGATATAAGTTAGCATACTCAGAAGATGCGTTTGCATATCCTTGGATTCTTGGTACAAAGTAGAACAATTTACCAATAGGTAAGTTCATTGCTTGTACTGATACGATGTCGTTAGCTAACAATTTAGAGAAAACTCTTCTTACGATTGGGAAAACAACTGTTTCGAACGCTCCGTTTGATTGACCGTCAGAAGTTGCTTCGTTGATTAAGTAAGATGCTTGGTTTTCGTATAATTGTGCAACGTTTTCTTTTAAGTGACCTTTTAGACCATCCAAAAAGCCTAATTTGTCCCACTTGTTAATTGTGTCTTCTTTGATAACTTTAAGGTGTTTCAACCCGATGTTACCTACAAGACCTGATTCTAATAATGCTCCCATTTTTTTAGGTTTTTTATTTTTAGTTTATGTTTATTTTATTTTTCCCATTAAATCCTTCATTCTCAAGAATTGAGGATTTTCATAAGTTTTTGATTCAATTAAGTTTACCGCTGAACCTGTTTCAACAGTTCTATTTACAGTTCTTTCAATTGATTCAGTTATTTTTTGTTCTGATGAAGAGCCAGTTGAGTTTAACTCATTTTTAATAACTCTGTACAGATTTTTTGATTCTTTCAAAGATTCAACATTATCAAATCTTCTTAAGATGTTAACTTTTTCTTGTTTAGTAGTTGAGTGTTCAGTAAACAAACGAGTAGCGTACGCCAAATTTGAGTTAAACACAGCAACCTCGTTCAATTTAGTTCTAAAAACGTCAAGTGCTTTTTTGTACTCATCATTTTTATTTTTCAATAATTGAACTTCTTCGTTAACTCTTGTGTTAGGTCTTACTCTAATTTCTTGTCTATTCACATTTTGGTTAGAACCTTTTCTGTTACCAACTTTGTTAGCTCTAGGATAACTATTAGTTCTCACAGCTTCTTTAGTTTCTTTCTTTTCATAGTCTTTATAGTGACCATCTTTATCACCTACTTTGTGACCTTTACTTCTCTTGTAGTCACCTTTGTTACCACCCCACTCTTTTTCTTCTTTGTATTCAAATTTAGCTTTACCTGTACCCATTGCTTTAGTTCCTTTTCCAAAAGCTTCTTTTCTTTTTTCATTGAAACCTCCACCCATGTTAGGTTTTTTGTCATAGCTAAATTTTGGACCTTTTCCAATTCCAACACCTTTTGGTTTAACAGATTTTTTGATTGACTCCATAATACCGTCCATGTCAAATTCATTTTCCATTTCCATCATTTCGTCATCCATTTCCATCATGTCATCTTCCATTTCCATCATGTCATCTTCCATTTCCATCATGTCATATTCCATCATGTCATCTTCCATTTCCATCATGTCATCTTCCATTTCCATCATGTCGTCTTCTTCGTCCATTTCTATTTCGTAAATTGTTTCATTCATATCTTCTTCAGATTCACCCAAATGGATCATGTATTCATTATCACCGTCTGTAAAGTGAATATTCTCACCTTCTTTTTTCACGACGATTCCATCATTATCACCCATAGCTTTGAAAACTCTTAAGACTTCAGCGTCAGAAGCTCCTGTCATATCGATAGTTTCTTCATCTTCCATTTCGTCTCCTTCCATGTCCACATCTTCGACTTCGTCTTCACCTTCCATATCAGAATCTTCAGTGTCCATTTCCATTTCAGCATCAGCCTCCATATCATCGTCCATGTCCTCATCTTCTACTTCAGTTTCTGTGTCCATTTCAGCTTCTCCACCTGTTACGGGTTCATCTTGCTCATCAATCTCCTCATCTTTTTTTGATTCTTTAAGAGATTCTTTTACTAATTGTTTGATTTCTTCGCTCATTGTGGATTGAAGTATTCCTTTTGCATTTTCTTGTAAGGTCTCTTCCAAATTTCTAATTTGATAAAGAGCATCCTCTACTACATTTTGGTTGTTTGCCATATTTGTATTTTTCATTTATTATCAAATAAATATCATGGATTTTAAAAAAAATTTATTTCTTGGGTGTTTCAGACAAAAAAAAATGGGAGAAGACATTTTTGTCAACTCCCATTCCTTTAATTTTTTGTTACTATTAACCTTCTATAACCTCATCAATTTTCGATTCAACTATTGCAGTGATTCTCCAATCCATAGAATAATTTTCGTAAACTTTGGTAACTTTAGCCTCAACATCGGTAGGTGAGTACCCACGAACCAATTTTTCTTCTCTTAGTTTTTTAATCTTACCTGTGTTCTCATCAACCATATCAGTGGTGATTTTTGCTACAAAATATTTTTCGTCCATAATTAATTATTTATTCAAATAATCGGACAATCTATTCATTAAGTCAAGCGATTTTGATCCTGTTTCACCAATATGTCTTTCTGCTTGCATTTTTTTCTCCTCATCCAAATTCTCCTCATAATTCATTCTTTCGTCTTTGTCTCTGAAAAGATATGCACCTGGCGTAGATGGTGATGATACTAAGTCAAAACAAATTAATTCAAAATCATCTTGTACTTCATTTTGTTCACCAACTTTTTTAAGAGATCCAACCCCACGAGAAGATATACCTAAAGTAACTCCTTGACGAAGGTAGTTAGCGGCCAAATCTCCTTTAGTTGATACAATACCTCTTTCGTGAAAACCTGGACTTGTAAGTAATTTCAATTTACCTAATAACACAGGACCTTCCCACCATATATCGGTAATGGCGTGTGATACTCGATCTAAATCTATTAGAGATGATTCAGGGTGATTTAATTCAGAAAGTGCAGTTCCTTTTTGAATCATTTTTTTGTAATTCTCAGCTTCTCTTTTGAGAATCTTTTCAGGATAAACTCTCCCGTTTCTATTAGGGGTATTATATTTTTGTAATACCGCATAAAATTCAAATGGTTTAGAATGATCTAACATATCACGATTCTCTCTAATCATAGATAAGTTTCTTCTTTCATTTGGATCTATATATCCTGCGTCATACTCAACAAGAATCCCTTTTCCTGAATCTCTTGGTCCTAATATTTTTAAATCGCTCATTTAATATTTTATTTATAAATACTAAATAGTTTCAGTTTCTTTCTTGACAAGTTTTTGATTTCCGTTTTTTGTAAGGAAACATTTAAAATATTTGTGTTTACTAAAAACGTCACTATAAACTTCTTTGATTAAATTTTTAACTGATTTTTTTAATTTGGGGGATTTGAAATCCATTGGTTCTAACACAAATAAATTTATTTCTAAATTCATAAAGGATTTCTTTTTTAATTGTAGTCCACTTGTTCTAAGGTCTAAATCTACAATAAATTTTGTGTCGAATGTGTCTTTGTTTATGTTTTCTAATACACAATGTTTAACTGATCTTGTCATATTTAAAACGACTCTATTCCAGTTTTCCACTTCTTCTTTGGGTTCTACCCATGTTTGGATGTTGATGTAAATTGATTTTAAGTTTTGAGAATCAATAGTCCCATATTGGGCTTTGAATGTTCGATATCCACTTAATTTTGTGGTTTTTCCTTTTTTCATAGAATTTTTTCATGCTCTGAATGTTTATTTTTGATTAAATCTAACAAATATTTATATTTATATCAACAACCAAAAATTTTATGTTATTAGTAGAAGTAAAAAAAGGAAACATTGAGAAGGCCTTAAAAGACCTGAAAGGAAAAGTTATTAGAACCAAACAAAACTCAGCTTTGTTTGAGAGAAAAGAGTTTGTGAAACCTTCAGTTAAGAAAAGAGCCCAAATCATTAAGGCTTCCTATATTCAAAAATTAAAGTCCCTCGTTTAGTTTTCCTAACTTATAGTAATTCAATTCGTTAAACGATTCGTTTTGCAATTTGTTTAAAACTTGATCTATAGTCTTTGACGTTTCTTCGTCTGAGGTATCTTTTTGCGAGTTTAATTTTTCAAAAACATCCAACTTTAATTTATTATAGTTTTCAATTAAAGTTTCTTTTGGGATGGATAACAATTTCTTTAATTCTTTTCTTTCAGATTCAGAAAGTGACTGAATGTATTTTTCTACAGTTTTGTTTGCAACATTCACCATAGATTTTAAAGGTACGTTAATTATCTCTTTCTTTTCTTGTTCTTTAGTTTTTAAATTTTCTAAAATAACTTTTTTACTCTTAATTTTGTTTTCTAAAGTTAAAACATTTGTTGAGAATAGATTATCAATTTCTTTGTATGTATTTTCACACTGAACATGACCAACCCACATTTTAATTTCTTTTACACTGAAAGGAGAAACTTTATTATATAAGTTTTCATATGCTGTTATTGACTCATTTATGAATTCATTAGCAACACTTTCTTGAAGCCCTTTATTACTTGATAATTCGTCGTACAAGAAAAATATTTTTGATATATTTTTGTTTTTCAACACTAACTCCTCAAATACAAATAAGTTATCCTTTAAAGTTCCTTTTTTATAAGATTCAGTTAAGTATGTTTCTATTTTTGATTTTAATTCTCCGAACATTTTTGTTTTTTTCTAATAAATATCAACTAAGTTTATTTATTTCATCTGTTTCCGTTTCAGAAGTTTCTTCATCGAATTCCTCTCGGTCAATCATTTCACCATCCCACCAATCACCACCACCAAACCAAGAAATAAAATCTTCAACATCATTCTCATTATCTAAATAACTTTCATGTGTGTTTTTCCAATATTCTCTAATGCTAATAGTAGCATATCTTTTTGTTACTATTTCATATTCGTGAACTTTAGGTAATTTAATCTCTTCAGTTAAAAAATTTGGATTATCTCTATAAAGTGCAAAAACAAACTCAATATCTTTTTTATTAATATCTATTCCAATATCATCAAAAGTTCTTCTTATTAGTCTTTGATTGGCATGTGAAAACAAATCTTTCTCATAAACACCTTCACTAATTTTTTTTAGAATGAACTTAAGATTTTTTTGTGGTAGTTTTTCTAATTTACTCATAATAATAAATATTAGTCACCAAGAAGTTTATTTAATTCCTCCTCAATAAGACCCAAAGATCCATTCATCTTTTGGAAATCTAAAAACTCATCTTCATCAAAATCATCATCTTTAGATTCTAATATCAATTTATTTTTTTCTTTTCTAATACTTTCAGGAACTGTTGGTGCTGCTTCTGCAGGTGCTGCTTCTGCAGGTGCTGCTTCGGCTCCTGGTGCTGCTCCTGCCTCAGCCCCTGGTGCCGCAGGTGCTGTAGGTGTCATTGTTCCACCTGTTACAGGTTTATAAAGTCTATCTACAGTATCAAAAATACCTGTTTTTGTGATAATTGTTGCGGTATTATCAAGTTCAGTAGAAACCGCTCTCTCCATTCTAATTTGTTGTAACTCAAGTTTAATTTCTTCATCTGAGAAACCAAAGATATGTTTCTTCGCCCAAGTGGCTGAAACAGGTTGAATTGATTTTGGAATTTCACTAACCATATCTTTGTATAGTGTTACCTTCTCTTTCCAAACATCAATCATTAACAAGTCGGCTTGTTTTGATGGGTTTGTAAGTTGTAATGTAAAGTTAGATAATTCATCCTCAAATCCCATTAAAAATAAGTGGATGATTGCAATTTTGTTCATTTCTGCAATTGCAGATTTTTGAATTCTATTGATTGTTCTTGCAAAACGGATATCTAATAATGATAAGTTTTTACCATCACCTACAGGTTCCTCAAATCCTAAATAAGCTTTAGGAATTCTAAGTGCTGTAACTAATTTCTTTTGGATGTACTCGATATCTGCAATTTCAGATAAGTTTTGAGCTCCTGCTAGAGTCTCAATTGGACTTGCTTGTGCCGGATCACGTACAGGAATAAAGTAATCTTGATCCACTGCCATTTGGTTAAAACGTAAATCAACATTTCCTGTTTTTCTATCTACAACTTGATCTCTTTTAAATTTGTTCGCAACTCTTTGTACGTATGGTTCCACATCTTTGTCATCCATGTTACCAACGTAAACTTTAAATACTCTTCTTTCAGGTGCTCTTGATGTTCTATAAATTAACATGGCGTCTTCCGCCAATACCAACTGTTTCCAAATACGACGAGCCTTTTCTAACATCGATGTTCCATAAGGAAGTTTTCTATCATCACCTAGTAATCTAAAGTGAGCAACCTCCCAAGTATTAAATTCAGTATCTCTTGCTTTCCACGAAAACTTAAGTGCCTTTCTATTTAAATTCATTGTTGCTTGGTATGTTCTTGAGTCAACACCTCTTTCTAATCTTTCAATTTCAATGTTAGGTAGTTGTAAACATCCTGTAACCCCTTTTTCTGGGTCCAATTTTAAATAAACAAAATTATCACCATACTTACACATGTTTCTAATCCACATAGGTAAGTTGGTGTTTATATCTAAAGTATTGATAAATAAATCAACTAATATACTTTTTATTCTTTTGGATTCTGAGTAAACCTGTAAAACATAACCGTTTTGATCAGGTGTTGTCGATTCCTCGGCATAGATATCTAAAGCTGTTGATATCTCAGGGGTATATTCCATTGATTCATAGTCATAGAATGCCGCCAATCTTGTTGGTTCGTAATATACAGCTTGGGTGTATAAATTATTTTCTACTTTAGCCCAATTGCCACTTAAATAAAGAGATTGCTGATTTTGAAGTTTTGCCCTTTCATATTCAGCTTTATCTTGAGTTTTTAAAATTTCTTTTTTATCTAACTTGTAATCAGGTTGACCTTGACCTAATGTAGAATCAGGTCCAAAAGTCGTAGCTAACCTTTGCCAAACTGTTAGATTTTTATTGTTATTTTCCATATTAAAAGTTTAACTATAGATATAAATATTTCAATAGTTAGTTAGTCGTCGATCCACTTAAAGATTGTAACGCTTCTTTTTGTGTTGGGGTAAGATCGTAAGGGTTAGTTTTTTTAAAAGTTACAGGAAATACTTTTTGTCCTGTCGTCACTTCACCTGAAACAACCAATCTTGATCCATTTGCTATTTTTCCTGTTTTTGCTCTAAAATCTAGTCCCATAATTTTATTTCATTAAACCACCAAATAACCAACCATATGTTTGATAGTCGTCTCTTGATGGACCATTATTATGTAATCCCGCTCTATCTCTAAGTACATTCTGATTGGGTATTACAGGATCAAAATGTGCTTCTTTGGCGACCGCATCATTATTTACGACAGCCCAAGACTCAATCATATTTTTTGTGTGTTCAGTGGCTCTCTCTAATTTTGAAAATGATGACTCCCCAACATATAACGCCATCGATATACCCATAATAAGGTCATCATGTTGTCCTTTTTGGTGATCAGGTCTACCGTTTATGTAGACAAATGTGTTCATCTCGTTATACAAACGAACGCTTCTAATACCAAATTTATGTCTTACACTTTCCTCAAATGCAGCAATAATCTGAACTCTTTTATTGTTAAAATTAATACCTGGTATTTTATCCGCCGAAGTTTTATTTACCGCCCATATATTCATAGAATCAACTCCATCAATATATAAACTTTTATAACCCAACTCTTGCATTTTTCTAACTGTCGTTATACCCATACCACCGGTGATATCGACAACAACAAACGCATTATACATCATACCCCACTTATATGCGACTTCCGCCAAAGTATCAGGTGGAATTTTTCCTACATACTCTAAGACTTGTTCTCTTTCGTCAAAATCAATTATTTGAATGGATGAAAAGTCCTCACTATCACCTCGAGAAACATCGACACCCATTATGTACTTGTGACCTTCGATCGGTTCTTTCCAAATCCATAGAGAATTTCCCATAAGTTTTGAAGGTGGTTCTTGTATTGTATTTTCTTTAATAAATTCTAATTGTTTGTTATCAAATACGTTATCTCCCGAACCTAAAAATTCACAATTTAACTCTTGGTTAATTTTACGTTTATCGTATTTAAGTTTTTTAACCATTTTTTCGTACCAAGAAGAACAAGGTTTGTATCCTTGATTAAAGAAATGTTTCATTTCATCATAATCCCTATTAAATGGGTCAGTATGTGCCCAAGAAATATTTTTTGATTCATCAAAATCTTCACGATTCAAAAGATAATGAACAATGTCATCAGTTGGTACCAAATAAAGATCCTTGGCGTATCTTGGATCTCTATACCAATACATCTCAGAAATTTTGAAGTTATTCATTCCTTTCAATGATTGATCATATATCTCATAATAAATTGGGTCATATCCGTTTGGTGTAGAAACCACAATTACCTTACCCCCTGTGGATAAGGATGCCATACAAGCCGCCCAGAAATCACTATCGGCTTCGATAAACGCCGCTTCGTCAAATACAAGAATTGTCGGGGTAAATCCACGAAGTGCATCTTTTGAGGTTGCTACCGCTTTTACCTCTGATCCGTTGTTTAATTTGTAGTGTCTTTGTGAATTTTTTTCTGCCGCAAAACCTGCACCAACCCAATTAGGCCATTGGTCAACAAAGGCTCTAATCTTATTTGCCATCTCCATTGACGTATCAAGTTTGTTGGCGATAATTAGAATTTTTTCAGGTTGAGTTTTTTTAGCAAAAACCAATCTTTTTGATATCCAAGCTGCGGTAACTGTTGATACCCCGGCTTGACGATACTTTAACGCAATATTTTCTTCAAAATTTTCGTAATCATTTAACAAAGATACTTGATCAGGAAATAGTTCCAAAGGAACGTATTTGGATACTGTATTATCGTAGGTTTGTAAATACGTTCTCAGAGCATATGGAGTATCACTCATACACCTAGCGTATTCAATTAAGACTTGTTCTTTAGTTAATCCCATATTACATAAATATCAATTCAGGGATTTTGTTGTAAAGACTATTTTTTACCGATAGAAAACATTTTACCTATAGGTAGTTCCATTGGTGCCTCATCAGAAAACATTGTGACTTTTTTTGGTCTACGAATTATCATAGACTTCATTTTTTTAGATTTTTTTTTTACTGTCTCAATAATATCTTTTTTAGTCATTTTTGGTGAGATATTATTATCTACCATTTCTGATATTTTTTTTTCCAGAAATTTTTCAAACTGCTCTTTTGTTTCTTTCTTTTTACTTTTGACAGTTTTTTCAGGGTGTTTTTTTTCTGGCATATTTTTATATTGTTTTTTTGACGTTGAGTCAGAAAACTCTTTTGCCATTTTACACCACTTACATTTCTTATCTGAACATTTGTTACAACGAGCCCAAAATAAACCTTGTTGAGCTTTAGACTCAAACTTTTCATTAATTGTCGATTCAGCCATACCCATCATTGATCTATTTTCACCAGAATCGTCTCCCATACCATCATCAGCCATATCATTTGCATCATGTGGTGGTTCTTGACCTGTATATTTTTGTAAATTAACTTTTCCTTGAGCATTTGATGTAGTAACACCATCGGTTTCATCTTCAGATAATTCTTTTTCAACAACTTCAACAGTACCTGGTTGTGCGTTTGGTACAGGTTTTAAACTTACAGTAGTTTGTCCAGGTTTTAAAGGAATGTTACCACCTTTAGGACCTACAATAGTTTTAGTTGTTTGTTGTTGTTGGACTTGTTCTTTGTTTTCTTCTTTTTTCATTTTTTTGAATTTCTCAAAAAGAAGATTTATTTGAGATTCAGTCATTACTGATACAGTCTTTGATGAAAGACCGTTTTCTATTAAAAATTTTATTTTGTTATTAGTTTTCATATACAACTTCTTTTTCGAATTGTAATACTATATCTCTTTCATATAGTTTGTTTTTAACAGATTCTTCAGTTTCTCCAAATTGAAACACCAATCTTTTAACAATAGAAAAATCTACATTATCAGTTTCTTTTTCCCATCCCAAAGCAATTACTCCGTCCATAGAATCAATAACTGAAAATACATCAGAATCTTGAACCAATTCAAATGATACCTCTTCATTAATCAAAGTACCAACTTTTTTAATATACTCTAAATCAGGTGGTAAAGGATATCCATTTGCTGGTTTAGATTCCCAATTTTCTCCAAATACTTCTAAAGTGTCAGAAAAAATAAATTCATAAATGTTGTCCCCTTTATAATTGGGTCCTAAACCATTAATATAGATTAATTGATTCATAAAATATTTCCAGTTCTTGTTATTTTAACTTCATTAATTCCTTGTTTAAAAATCAAATTTTTCTTTTCTGATAAACCCATAAGTTTAACTCTTGGGTTTTCTGAAATAAATTCAAGAGCCGAATCCATTTGATCTACTGTTTCAGAAAGTCTTATAACATTCTTTTTATTCAATTGATAATTTTGATTAGATTTTAAATCTTGTTTTTTTATTTCGTCTTCTGACATTGTAAAATATTTACTTAAAACCTTATCTACTGAAGATTCACCAAAAGTTCCGTGTGTGAAAGCATCTACTTCAGGATAAAAATGTCTTTTTCTTCTGTTTTTTGATGCATAATCTTCTTCGTCAATTTCTTCAAAATCAATAACATCGTAGTCATCTTCATAATCTTCTGTTTGTTCACCTGATACACCTTTCATTGCGGCATTACCATAAGCAGCTGGTAAGTAATCTCTAAAGGCGTCGCCATAACTTTCATATTCTTCGGCCATTTCAGGTGATGGTATTTCTTCTTCACCTTCAGGTGACGGTGGAGGGGGAACCATTTCTTGTTCTTCCTCATAACCTTCAACTTCAGCTTCCATATCCATTTCTTCATCACCACCTTCTTCATCTTCATCACCACCTTCTAATTTTGAAATGATTTCTTCGATATCGTCCTCATCTAAAACGTCAACATCAAGTGCGGATAAAATTGAATTGATTACGTATTTAACGTTTTGAGAAGAAAGTTCTTTTTCTTCCTCATAAGATCTAATTTTTTGTGCTAACTTACCAACAAGAATTTGTATTCTTTTAAGGTCTGAAACTTTTTTTTCTTTTGGTTTTTTTTCAACGTCGATTTCTAGTTCCTCTTCGCCTTCTTCTCCTTCAGGTGCCGGTGGCATTTCTCCTCCTTCTTCAGGTGCCGGTGGCATTTCTCCTCCTTCTTCAGGTGCTGGGGGTAATTCTGCTCCCGCATCAGGTGCCGGTGGTAATTCTGCTCCCGCATCAGGTGCCGGTGGTAATTCTGCTCCCGCATCAGGTGCTGGAGGTAATTCTGCTCCTGCGTCAGGTGCTGGAGGTAAAGCTGCGCCCGCATCAGGTGCTGGTGGTAATTCTGCTCCTGCATCAGGAGCTGCAGCCGCTTTAGGTTTTTTAGTTTTTAGTACGTACTTTTTTTTTTGCTCTCCGATAAGGGGAGTACCTTCTTCGTTTTCAAAAAGGGTATTAACTTCTTTTGTTATCAAGTTAAGACGTTTTAAAGCCTGAGAATAAGATGAATAATATTTTCTACCTTTCATTGGTTCAATATAGTCGAACTCAGATTCATTGATAGATTTTTTAATAATATAACCTTGTCTTTCTTTAGCAATTTCATATGTGTTACCATCAGCCAAATTTATTCTATATTCGGATGACTTTGTCTCATTTACTGATTGAGGAATATTTTCATTGTAACGAGCAATTTCCATTATTCGTCTGATTTTATCCATTCCCTCAAGTTTTTCACTTCCAATAGGTCTAAGTCCTGCCATATTTGTGTTATTTAATGTAAATTATTTTTTCTTAATAAATATATCGATAAACGTAATTATTTTTAATTACCGATTTTTATTGTTTCATCGACAATTTTTTGTCTATAAGATCTGTTGGTAATTCGTATAATTTCCCAATGTACCCATTTCTTCTCAGTAATTTGAATACTAAATTTTCTAAGGACATTTCTCCGTTTTTTTCAAGTCCGCAATTTCTGAATTTCTTTAATTTTTCTTTGTATTTTTTTACCAAACGTTTGATTTCATCGGGATCTTCATCACTGATATTATCAACAACACCATCAATAATTCTCATCCACTGATTGGCCTTTTCCTTTAGAAGATCTATATCAATTTTTTTATCTTCAGATTTTTTTGGTTCATTAACCCACATATCATATAAAACAGAATATATTCCACTACTAAATGTTGTTTCACTTTCGCTTTGAACAAAACATTCAACGTCGTACCCAAATAATTTTATATTATGTCTATCGTTAAATATTATTTTTTTTAAATCAAAAAATTCAACATATAATTCTTGTGAGTTATTTGGGAATTGGTTGTAATTTACAACTATATGTAAATCTATATCCGAAAACTTAGACCAGTTATAATTTACCAATGAACCAATCATTATTATATCAGTTACAATCACATCAACACCTAAAAAATCTATAAATACGTTTGCAGTTTCCAAAAGTTTTTCTCTTACTTCAGGTCTCATCATATATGACTTACCTTCCTTCTCCCAAATTTTAGGATTTAGATTTTCTTGGGATTCAAAACTTTTTATAATATCTGAAGTATTCATATAGATAAATACTTTATAATTATAGTTTCTTATATGTGTGTGCTTTGGAAATGTTTTTGTTAAAGAAGTTTCCTTGAGATTCTGCCATTCTAAACTGAGTATATTTCTGATGTGGTACTTCACTATACTCATATCTCGCACCATTTTTAAACTCTGCAATCATTTTTTTAGTAAGGGTATCGTACTCAGTTCTTACAATATTTGATGATTCTATTTCATTCAAAATCGTTGTTCCACTAATTAATTCACTTGTTATTGCCATAATTTTTTTATTTAAAAATAAATATGAGTAAAAAAAAATCCACCCTAAGGTGGATTTCTAACTTTAAAATTTAAGAGATTATTTAACTTCCTCGAACTCTACATTTGCAAAGTCTTCTTCTGTTGCTTCAGCGTTGTTTGTTTGTTCATACAACTTCTGACTTATGGTTTGGAATTTTTTATTAACCTCTTCCATTAAAATTTTTACTTCTGAAATGTCTTTCTTGTCGTAAGCCGATTTTAATTTATCGATTGATGAATTAATTTCAGTTTTTTCATCTTCAGTAATTTTACTTTCAAGATCTTCCATAGATTTACCGACTTGAAAAATTAATGAGTCAGCGGAGTTTAAAGTATCAACTTCCTCTTTTAATTTTTTATCAGCTTCCGCATTCATTTCAGCTTCTTGTTTCATTCTCTCAACTTCTTCTTTTGATAGACCTGAAGATGACTCAATTCGGATTGATTGTTGTTTGTTAGTTGCTTTATCAACTGCAGATACATTTATAATACCATTTGCATCGATATCAAAAGTTACCTCGATTTGAGGAGTTCCTCTTCTTGCTGGTGGTAATCCATCAAGGTGGAATTTACCAATAGTTCTGTTATCTCTTGCCATTGCTCTTTCACCTTGTAAAACATGTATTTCTACTGTTGGTTGATTATCTGCAGCTGTTGAGAATGTTTCTGATTTTTTTGTTGGAATAGTTGTGTTCGCATCAATCAATTTTGTAAATACACCTCCCATAGTTTCAATACCTAATGAAAGTGGTGTTACGTCTAACAACAATACGTCTGTTACATCACCAGCCAAAACACCTCCTTGGATTGCAGCTCCCAAAGCAACAACCTCATCAGGATTTACCCCTTTTGAAGGTTCTTTACCAAAGAATTTTTTAACTGCTTCTTGGATGGAAGGAATACGAGTAGATCCACCAACTAAAATAATCTCATCAATATCAGATGGTTTTAGTTTGGCATTTTTCAAAGCGGATTCACAAGGTTTAATTGTTCTATCAACCAATGATTGTGTTAATTGATCAAACTTAGATTTTGTGATAGTCATTACTAAGTGTTTTGGTCCTGTTGCATCTGCAGTTACATATGGTAAGTTAATTTCAGTTTGAGGTGAAGAAGATAACTCAATTTTAGCCTTTTCAGCCGCCTCACGAAGTCTCTGAAGTGCCATAGGATCTTTTGAAATATCCATACCATTTTCTTTTTTGAATTCGGAAACTAAGTGGTCAATTAAAGCCTGATCAAAGTCATCCCCACCTAAGTGAGTGTCCCCGTCAGTTGCTAACACCTCAAATACACCGTCACCAAGTTCCAATACTGATACGTCATGTGTTCCACCACCACAGTCAAATACTACAATTTTCATGTCTTTTGACATTTTATCAAGACCATAAGCCAAAGCCGCGGCTGTTGGTTCATTGATAATTCTTTTTACTGTAAGACCAGCAATTTCACCAGCTTCTTTAGTCGCTTGACGTTGAGCATCGTTAAAATAAGCAGGAACTGTGATTACGGCTTCAGTTACAGATTGACCTAAATAGTCTTCTGCCGTTTGTTTCATTTTTTGAAGGACGGCCGCTGAGATTTCTTGTGGTGAATAAGTTCTATCGTTAATTTGAACTTTTGGTGAGTTATTTTCTTTAATAACTTTGTAAGGGACCTTTGTTGTTTCATTTTTAACCTCATCAAAAGATGATCCCATAAATCTTTTAATTGAGTAAATTGTTTTGTCAGGGTTTGTTACCGCTTGACGTTTTGCAGGATCTCCGATTTTTCTTTCACCGTCTTTAATAAACCCCACAATTGATGGTGTTGTTCTTTTTCCTTCACTGTTAGCAATAACCACAGGTTCCTTGCCTTCCATTACGGCAACACACGAGTTAGTTGTTCCCAAGTCAATTCCAATTATTTTTCCCATTTTTTTATCATTTTATTTTTATGTTTATTTTTTCCACACTTTTTACCAAATATATGCCATTCCATAAAACCTGTCAATATGTCAGTATATTTTTTTTATACTGACAAAATAACAATATTGGACTTTTCTAAATTTATTTATTAGTTTTTGAATGTAAAACAATAGAAGTATGTTAGAATTTATGGATGAAGGAAATGATAAAGCGAAAAAAAAGTCTGATTCAGGAACACCTGTGTTAGATAATTTTAGCAAGGATTTAAACAAATTAGCTCAAGAAGGTAAATTAGATCCTGTAATTGGTAGAAAGAAGGAAATCTTAAGGATTGCTCAGATACTTTCTCGAAGAAAGAAAAATAACCCAATTATTATTGGTGAGCCAGGTGCAGGAAAAACTGCAATAGTTGAGGGTCTTGCCATGATGATTCATGATGGTGAGTGTCCTAAGAATTTAATGGATAAAAGAATTGTTTCTTTAGACATGAATTCTTTGGTTGCTGGAACAAAATACCGTGGTCAGTTTGAAGAAAGAATGAAGGTAATCATTGAAGAACTTCAATCATCCCCAAACATCATCTTGTTTATTGACGAGATTCATACAATAGTTGGTGCGGGAAATAGTTCAGGTTCATTAGATGCATCTAACATCTTCAAACCTGCACTTTCTCGAGGTGAAATTCAGTGTATTGGTGCAACTACTTTAGATGAGTATAGAACTAACTTTGAAAAGGACGGAGCATTAGAAAGAAGATTCCAAAAGGTAGTTGTGGATCCTGCAACAAAAGATGAAACTTTTGAAATCCTTAAATTAAGTAAGGAAAAGTATGAAGATCACCATAAAGTGACTTATGATGATGAGACGTTATGGACATTTGTTGAGTTAGCGGACCGTTATATTACAGATCGTGAGTTTCCTGATAAGGCTTTTGATATCTTGGATGAGGTTGGTGCAAGAATGCAAATTGACATAAAACTTCCTGAAGTTATTGAAAACTTAAAAGATGAGGCTAACAAAATTAAACAAGAAAAAATAAACGTAATCAAAAGACAAGACTACGAACAAGCCGCAGAACTCCGTGATCGTGAAAGAGGTGTAATTGCAAAACTTGAGGAAGAAAAGAAAAAATTTGAGGAACATTTGAGAAGTAGTAAAAGAACTATTCCTGAAGAATTAGTTTACGAGGTTGTTTCAAACATGACTAAAATCCCAATTTCAAACATCAATCTTGATGAAAGGAATAATCTTATTAATTTGACTGATAATTTGAGTTCAAAAGTAATTGGTCAAGAAGAAGCGGTTTTAAAAATTACAAAAGCAATCCGTAGAAATAGAATGGGTATTAAAGACCCAAATAAACCAATCGGTTCATTTATTTTCTTAGGATCTACAGGTGTTGGTAAAACATATTTGGCAAAACAATTGGCAAAAGAAATCTTTGGAAGTGAAGATAATATGATTCGTGTGGACATGAGTGAATACCAAGAAAAACATACTATTTCTCGTTTGATCGGATCACCTCCAGGATATGTTGGTCATGATGAAGGAGGTCAATTAACAGAACAAGTTAAAAACAAACCTTACTCTGTTGTATTATTTGATGAGATTGAAAAAGCTCACAAAGACATTTTCTCAACACTTCTTCAGTTGTTAGATGATGGTCACATTACGGATTCGTTAGGTCGTAAGATCAACTTCAAAAATTGTTTGATCATTATGACTTCCAATATTGGTGTTAAAAGATTACAAGATTTTGGTGCTGGTGTTGGATTCAAAACAGGTAAAAGTGAGGCGGTTAGAGAAGAAGAGAAAAGAGAAATTCTTAAAAAAGAACTAAGTAAATTCTTCGCCCCTGAATTCTTAAATCGTATTGATGATGTAGTTATATTCAATTCACTTGAAAAGAAACATATTGATGTAATTACAAAACTTGAGGTTGACAGACTACTAAAAAGAGTCTTAGAAAAGAAATATATTTTCACTTATGAACAAGATCTAATCGATTACATTTCTAAAGTGGGATTTGATGAAACATTTGGAGCTCGACCAATCAAAAGAGCAATCCAAGATAAAATTGAGGATTTAATTTCTGAAAAAATCTTGATGATGGAGATTGAAGAAAATAAAGACTATGTCTTGAAGGTTGAGAATGATGAGGTTGTTGTTTCTAATAAAGAAGAAAAAGTTAAAAAAACAAGAAAAAAGAAAGAATAATTTTTTTATTAACAATTATTCAACTATCTTTGTGGAAACAATTTGAAATGGATCTAAATAAATTTAAAGAACTCCTATCTGTCCCAACCAAGACTTATAAGGAAAGTAAAATGGTAGAGTATTTAATTTCTACCATTGGGGATATGGATGGAGTTACTCTTACTTGTGACGAACATAATAACATATATGCGGTTAAAGGAACATTGGGTGAAGGGGAATTTTACCCAATGTTTATTTCTCACACAGACACAGTTCACGAACTTGTTGACCTTATCGATGTAAAAGAAGAATACCTTCTTCGTCCATATACATTTGGAAAAGATTTTGGTCAAGAACAAGTGTTGTGTTTAAAAGCCTACGACAAAGATGGAAGACCAACAGGTATTGGTGGTGATGACAAATGTGGTATCTACATTTGTTTAGAATTACTTCGTCAGTTAGATAAAGTCAAGGTTGCATTTTTCGTATCAGAAGAAACAGGTTGTCATGGATCAAAATTGGTAAATAAAGAGTTTTTAAAAGATGTTGGTTATTGTACTCAATACGATGCACCTGGTGATCACTTAATTTCCTACAGTTGTATGGGAACCGTTTTGTTTGATAAAGATGGTGAGTTTTTCAATACAGCACTTCGATCAATCACAAAAGGTTTTGGTAATGAAATGATGGTTCAGTCTCACCCATACACAGATATCATGATGATTAAACAACTATCTGATCTATCTTGTATAAACATGTCTTGTGGTTACTATAACATGCACACATCAAATGAATTTGTTTGTATTGATGATGTTGAAAGAGCAATTCAGGCGGGTAAAAATATGGTTGAGGATCTTGGGTTGAAAAAATACGAGTTCAAAACGGAACCAAAACCAACAACTACCACAACAACTTTGTTTGATAATGAAAGTCCATTCTACGATGAGGTTCACCAACTAACATCTATTGATGTGATTGAGGAAAAAGATGGGTTTATAATTGCAGATATCTATGATGAAAATCAATTCTATATCGATGATGAGGATGGGTACAAGTTATACGAGATTCTAAAAGAGCGTTATCGTTTTAATTGACCCGGAGCGATTCTAAACTCAGTTGGTTTAAATAGACCAGGTTGAGTTGCCATTGCAATTACTTCATTAGGAGTTGATAAACCATATACACGATCACCAAAGTAAGTATTTCTACCAACTATGTATTTTACTTTCAAGGTTTCAGGATCAACTTCCTCAACTCTGATAAACATATTTGTTTGACCTGGTATTTTTACACCGCTATTTTGAAAAAGACCTAATGCACTAAGTTTATCCATAGTTTTTGCGTATTCAGGAGAAAATTCTTCTTGAGCCCTTTCTATATACTCATCAATTAAATTTACCAATTTTTCACAGGATTGAGATTCAAACATTTCATTATCCATTACATAATATTCCATCTCATAATGTTCAGGAAGACTGTGTCTAAATTTTTTTTCAATTTTTTGTATTAACAAATCAAGGGCTTTTCCATCAAATTCACCATCTTCAACAAATAACTGAACCAAATTACCCCAACTTATAAAATATAATCCAAAACACCACTTACCCCATTTCTCAACTCCAAAGTCACTTAATGTATCACAATATACCTTTTGTATTTCTTGTTTAGCACCTTCTTCAGTTGCATTTGATTTAGCAGAACATATAATCTCATCCATTTCATCTCCAATATTTTGAAAGTATTTGTCCAATACTGAAGTTATTTGACTTTCATCATCAATTCTACTACCGTCTTCTTTAATATTATCAACAAGGTTAGGTGCAATTATTTTAAGTAAGTCTCTTAATCTGATTTTTGCTTCACGACAAAGATATCCTAAAGTGTATCCTTCACTCCAATCGTCGTATGCTCTATCTTGACACGAATTATAAAAATCATAAGAACCATAATACATACGATCATAGTTAATTGCATCCCATTCACCGTCAGATCCTTCTTCAAACGCAGGGTAATGAAAAAATTTCAAAAACTGTTCTAAATCTTCAAAATCAAATAATAAACCATCAGGTTTAATTTGAACCTTATTTAAATCAATGTCATAATCCTTAGTTATGAATTCGACATCATCAGGAGACAACTTTCTTTTATTTAAAAGAAGGATTTTTTGAAAGTCCGTCATTTGAGGAACATCATTTTCAATAAGAAGTCTTTTTTTCATATATTTATAAATATATTGGATAATACAAATCTTTGTATTATATTTGTATAGAAGTTATTTGACATATGGGGGCGTTTTTGGATTTGACAGGTATTGGCTGAGGAATAAGGGCATGTAGGGACT